ATGCCTAAAAAAAATTTTTCTTCTAAGAACAGACAGACGGCAATCAATGAGATTGTCGGTTGGAAGACTCCGAAGTTTCATCAGGCTTCAGAATGTTATGTATCTCTATCAGCCTTTGACCCTACGAGGGGTAAGTTTCACATCAAGAAGTTTATGCTTGACCATATCAAGGGCAAGCGCAACCAACGGGTATATGGAGAGGCACTTATCAAGAGGCTCACGGAGAAGCTGATGCAGGGATGGAATCCTTGGGTGGAGATGGTGCAGCCTCTTGAATACTCCTCTTTCGATGATGTGTGCAAGAAGTATGAGGATTACTTGCTTAAGCTGCTCAAGGAGCATAATATGAGAGAAGAATCCGTAATATCCTACACCAGTAGAATAAGAGTGCTGAAGGAATGGAAGGAGAAGCAGAAAATCAACCTGTTCTATACTTATCAGTTCGACAGTCGCCTGGTTGGGCAGTTCCTTGACTATGTATTCGTGGATAGGAACAACACCATCCGTACCAGGAACAACTACCTTTCCTGGTTAAAAACTTTCTGCAAGTATCTCCTTGAGCGAGGGTATATCCCGACTGATCCTACAGAGAGTTATTCCATCGTCCAGCGCAGGGGGCAGCTCAAGAACAGGGATGTGATACCCGACGAGGTTCTTGCTGAATTGAAAAGCTGGCTGATGGTGCATAACAGGCATTATCTGCTGGCGTGCTATATCCTGCATTACTTGTTTGTGCGACCGAAGGAAATGAGCTATCTGAAGATAGGCGACTTCAATATAAAGAAGAAGACTTTGTTCCTGCACGGGGCAAATACCAAGAACCATAATGATGCCTTGCTCACTATGCCCGACCATGTTATGAAGCTGATGATAGACCTTCACGTTTTCAATAGCCCAGGGAACTACTATCTGTTCAGTGATGACTTTGCCCCTGGTCCCAAGCGTAAGAGTGAAAAATGCTTCAGGGATTATTGGGGGCGTGAGCTGCGCAAGAACCTGAACCTTACTGACCGATATAAGTTCTATTCACTAAAAGATACGGGCATTACCAATATGCTGCGAGCCAACACGGATATCCTGACCGTGAGGGACCAGGCACGCCACTCCTCGATATTGGTAACGGACATATACACCCCGAAAGATATTCAGGAAGCTAACAAATTACTGCTAAATTACAAGGGGGTGCTTTGATATTCTTCAAAAATAGACAGTAGGAACGCCCGTATAGGCTTCCTACTGTCCATCTTTCCTACAATTTGCCCTTATATATATAAGGTGAAATCAATTGAGTCTTTTTCTTTCCAGCCTGTGGCAACGGTCTGCATTATGAAGTTCACGAATTTTGTATAAAAGTCCGTAAGTTCATCAAGGGTATTGAATGTGACATAGTACGGAAGATCGTCCGTACCAAACTTGAATGCTATCGGAAGATTAGAACCATTCGTCTGTATCGCAAGGTCGTAGCACGCCTTGTAATTGAACTGATTTTCGTGAGATAGCCACACAGATTTTCCGAGGTAAGTGAAATCGGATAGAATCCTCTCTTCCACACGCTCGTTTATCCAACCGAAAATCAGAGCCTTGATAGTTTCAATACTTGGCTTACCCGAGAACTCCTCCTCCATGTAGGAGGTTTCACCATCGGTGGTCTGCACATCCCAACGCACTCTCCATTTGTCTTGCACAGGGTTCACGCACTCTATAAGGCGTACCCCTGAAGAACCTTGAACTCTTTTCATACTTATTCTTTTTATGTGAATATATAATGTCCGAAGCCGTTGGAGTCATCCCACCCAATCGTTATGGGCATCGAGGGAAGTTTGTTTGCCTTCTCAAGGCACTCAAGGTCATATTCCATTTCCTTGTCGTCGGTGAAATACTTTTTAAGGACACCTCCGTCATCAACGGATACGAGCCATCGCATTCCATTCTCTGTCTTGATGTCCCGTTCAAAGTCAAGTATCGTAACCGTCTTGTTCAACAAAGTCCTAAGCGACACGCAAGGGCCTCTAAATCTCTTCTTGCCATCCTTTACAAAGGGGGCTTGTTTGTTTTTGAAGTCTTTAAAAGATTCTTCCATGTTCTTTCCAGTTAAAGTATAAAATAAATGTTTACAGTCTGAATGTTTTGCCATGCCATAGAAACTTGCAATCACTTCCTTGCGCCTTTTCCTGCTTTTGATTTCGTGAAGTTTCCTTGCGCAGTTCTGTTTAATGCGCTTTCTTATTCTGACATGGTCAGGGTATACTACATATCCGAGCATATCTATTCCTTCTGTTATGGGATATACTCTCTCGTTAGGCTTAACGGTCAGATGGATTGTGTTCATCCGCTGATGAATAAGGTTTCTGATTTGCCAAAGATATTCCTTGCTGTGGGAGAGAACAAGCCCATCATCGCAGTATCGATAGAAATAACGCACACCCAGTTCGTCCTTGAGATAGTGGTCGAGATGAACGGAGAGGAGCAGGTTCGCTAAACTTTGGGAACTCCTCCTGCCTTTTACAAGTCCCTCATGGGAGTATACGCAGCTCGAAAGAATATCTATCAGCCTTTTGTCTTTGAATAAATGCCTGACACATGACATGATGAAGTCGCCTTCTATCATGTCATAGAAAGATTTTAGGTCGAATTGGTAGGCATATCGTGTACCCTCAGGGTTTTCAGCTATATCTCTTCGCATATATAGGGAGAGATCGTGCATCCCTCTTTTCTTTATGCTGGCTGCGGTAGTTCTTATATAGCGGTTTCTTATATGCCTATCGACAACCCTCATAACCGCATTCTCGGCAATTCGGAGCGTCATATCATATATGGCTATCCTCCTATCCTTACCGCCCTCACGAACGGTGATGAAATAACACTTGGCTTTGGGTAGATGCCCTTTGAGGATACCGTCAGAAAGTCTCTGAATGACCTTCTCCCTATGCGCAAGAAGATAGCGTCCCTCGGCACACTTCTTTCTTGCAGTGCCTCTAAGGACTTCATCAAAAGCGTCGGACATATTGCTATAGTCGACGATTTCCTCGATAATGTACCCTTCTCTTATCGCCATTGCTTTATGAATAAGGCTCTGAAGCCTTCAATCCTTGGGCCTGACTTCTTCGAACCGTTCGGCCTACCAAACTCTACCCATCCTGTTTATGTTCCGCCTTTCCACCATAGGGTGCTGTTGGCGAGGCTCATTCCCCTCGGCTCAGCTTTGAGGACACGTCCTCTTTGTCGTATGCCGATTGTTATATTAATGATTGTTGTTCAGACGCGACCCGACGTTCGACCACGAACCCGAGGCATCGTGGTTCGCATTCGAGTACGCAACGCCACCGTTCGCGTTCGCATTGTTGTAACCACGGAAGACCACACGGGACTTTGGGGAAATCCGCCTTTATGAGTGCAAAATTAGCAAAAAAATGGCAGAGCGAGTAATCCCCGGGGATATATCCCCCGAAAATCGCTCGCTCCGCTCGTTGGGAGTCGCTTCGCGACACGCTTTACGTTTTCGCTTACGCCACCTCGGTTATCGCTTTGAATATCGCTACGCTCTTCGCTTTGACGAGTCGCCCTCTGAAGGCCAGACGCGACCCGACGTAAGACCACGAACCCGAGGCATCGTGGCTCGCAACCGAAAACGCAACGCCACCGCCCGCGTACGCATAGTAGCAACCACGGAAGACCACACGGGACGCAGCTCCGCTGAATTCAAATCGGTCACAATAGAATGTAGAAGAACTACCGCTTGCACCACCAGCAGGGATTATATCCATATACTTGCCGTGAACGACAGCGGTAATCCAAAGACCAGTCGTAGCACCCTGTACCTTACGTGTAGAGCCGTCGGGCATCTCTATATACCATACGCCTTGCTCCCCACTACCATTGGGAACTCCGACCTTATCCATCATATCCCATTTATGACCATAAATATCCTCATAGCCGAGGCAGTTGGTGTTGTTCAAACGAACGAATGAGCCTAAGCCGTCGTTCGTCTTGACCTCATAGAACGCCAATGAATTATTGCCGTCCACTCCACCAACGGTGTTGCCGTCTGTATTAACGGTGTCCTGCATACCGATTTCTGCCGTTCCGCCAGTCTTTCGCGATTCGCTATGCTGACCAGCTCCGCACTGAGACTGGGAGTCTCGACGGCCATAACCAGTGAAGAAGAGATTGGCTATGTCCCTGTGCATCTCATAATCAATCTGTTGCATACCACGCTGCTCGCTGTAGAAATGGAAGTCTGTCCACGAGAGGTTGCCTGTGGTAGAGCCTCCCGAGATACAGCTTCTGAGCTTGCTGCCAATAACGGTACTGCCAAACACGGCGGTTAAGCATTCCTGATGTTCTACCCAGTCGGGTTCCATATCGAGGATATTGTCGCTGTTGCTCAGGACAACGCAGTCGAAAGGTGCGGTCTGCTTGATAGTGAAGTAGAGATTGACTGCATCAGAAGGAATGTCGTCGATAAGGTACATACCTGGATTGAACTTATTGGTCAATGTAGGTACAACGATACTCTTGAGAACCTTGCCGTCTGCATTTGTAAACACAGACCCAACCAACGATGCTCCAGGAACAGTCGGGAATCTGACTTTCTTATAGCCGGACACCTGGACACGGCAAGTGGAATAATTGCCATCAGTGGCATAGGCATCGGTAATACTTGGCTTTCCCGACATGACCTTATAACCCTTGCGTAAGTCTCCTCCTCCCTGAATATCGTCGAACGTGAGGACGGTTGCCTTCGGGCGTGGTGGCATCTGCTCGTTGGAACTATAGCATGACCAGTGCTTGTTGTTCAAGAAGTCATTGACACCCTTGAACCAGTAATGTGGCTCATACATCATCACATCTCCTTCTGTAGAGTCGAGCTTGGCAGCACTGCAACCACTCACATTCTCTGCATCGGCATAGAAGTTCGAATTGCTGTCATGTAAGGGGAAGTATGTCATCACCTTTCCCTTATCCGTCATCTTAGCAAGAACTCTATGACGCATCTTGGCGATGCGGAGTCTGTGGCCGCTCATAGCAAAGGCATTGCCGAATTTGTACCCTGTCTTGTTGTCAAGATTGCTAACGTTCCTGTCATCTGAAACAGAATCATCAAACTCGAAGGTAGTGTAATCGGGCTGATGGATATTCAGGTTCGGATAGATAGCCTTGTACTGATCGTACTGCTCATCGGCAATATAAGCCGTGAGGTAGATGTCTCCGATAAGCTGGCAGGTACTGACGGCATTGCCCTCGGCATCGACACCCTTGAAATGCTTATACTTCTCAAGGAATGAGCCATCGTCAGTGATATTGACTCCTTCTATTCTCAATCGGGTAACGTTCGGGCAACGGCTGAGCAACTCCTGCCAGTCGAGGTTAGGACAGCTGGCAAAAATCATCGTCGTAACATTGTCGTATCCCTGAATGTTCAGATGGCTCATATCGAGCAGGGGAAGATAGCGCAGTTTCAGCGTGGTGAGCGTCTCGGGAAGAACCAGGTCTTCTACCGGTGCGCCATCGGCAAGCACTATACCCTGCACCTTCGTTCCACCGAGGCGGAGTGTGCGGAGGCGTGTCTGATTGGTAACATCGAACTCCGTGCTGGAACTCGTGCCTGTCTTCACGCCCTGTTGGTTGGTACAGTCGATAACCTCTATTTTCTGACAGTTCTCGAAGTTAAACCACCAAGACTGTGAACATGGTCTGTCACTGTGTGCGTCGATCTCCTTGAGGACGAGAGCCTTGTTCAAGTTCACACCGTTCTGAACAGAAGCGGCCACGCCTGAAAGGTCGAGCTTCTCCATTCGGCTCGCTCCGTACAGGTCCACAGGGTCATTGACGGTAATCTGACCAGTGAAGTCAAGGGAAATAGTCTCTCCTGTGTCGGCTTTCTTGGTGTCGGTATGGCTGCCGTTCTTGGTGTTCCAGTCGAAATAATAGATACTGTTGGCTGTAATCCTGATATGCCCTATGGGGTCGCTGGCAAGACGGCTGATATACATCTCCACGTTATCGTCCTTGTAACTGTCGCAGCCATAGTAGGCATCAAGGAGAGAAAAACGCTTCTTGATGATATTGACACGGTGGGCATAGTTCGTGCCGTCCAGCGCATAGATGTACGGATAGGTAACGCCGTCGGTCTCAACGCCGTCCTTTATTACCTTCACTCCCTTAGTGGCAGGAATGATGTACTTGAACTCTCCGCTCTTGTTGTACGCACGAGCACACCAGTTGCCCATCTGCTTGACATTCCACATATCAAACTCTTTTTCGTTGGTTAGGAAACCACGCATCTTCTTGGCCATGGCACGAAGCTCGTCGCTGAAGTTGGCAAGAAGCAGACACCAAAGCCATGAGTTGTGTCCCTCGAAGGCATATTTACTCTTGTCGGCATCCCATGTGTCACGGCTAAGCGTATAGAGGTACTTGAGGAACGAGTCGTTGCGTTTGCCGAAGGCACAGTCGCCGTCGTAATACTTCATATACCAGTGTATCAAGTCCCACGTGCGCATAATGATGTTTTTGACACGCTGGTCTACGCTCATATGGTAATCCGTCCATAAATAGTAGCCAAGCAGATGCTCTACGGGGAAGTATTGGTATAATTCGGCCTTGAACTTATCGCTCCTGAAAAGGGAGATGTTCTTGTAGTCTGTCTTGGAGAGGTCAAGACCATTCTTCTTCACGCACTCCTGTATGCAGTCATACACCCAACCGAAGAGTCGTAACAGGGCTTTCTGTGTGCCTGGTACCTTGTTGTCGATGGTACTCCAGTTGAAATCCTCGGGGAAGTTGAACTCCAAGGCATCGTCGAACTCCGTCTGCATCTGCCTGAGCAACTCACTGCTGTCGGCAGAACCTGCAGACTGAAATTGCCCGGGGCGACTACCATTGTTAAGGAACTCCAGTGCCACGGACTTACTGGTGTCAAATCCCGACACGTTGGAATGGCCGAACAAATCGCCACTCTTGGATTTGTCGTTGTTGAAGTTGTATTGCCCGTAGTATTCGATGCTGCCGTCTTCGGACTCGGAGCTGAACACGTCCACGGGAAAGCCGTCAATAGCCTGACGGACACGTTTGTCGTGTTCCTGCGGAGGAGTGAGCAACCCGAGTGAGCGCATCATCTCATCGAACAGACGCGCTCCTCCCGTGTTCATCGTCATAGAGGAGTCGGAATAGTCCGCCTTCAAGCATATCAAGGAAGATAATATACCTTCAGGGACTATCGGCCAGCCCTTGAAGTCCTCTACAAGATACCAGGCTCCCTCTTTGGTTCTGCGAGAGATTTTGACAGTACCAGGCTTAAGTAGATAGATGCGGTAGTTCTTTCGTGGGTATTTTGTGGACGAAGTACCCTGAATGCGGACATAGCAGCCTTCCACCTTCAAGTCCCATTCCCTACCGAAAGGACTGTAGTAGATGAAGTCGGTTAGAAAGTCTTTCTTCTTGTTATTGGTACTGTTTACCTCATCAAGTCCGCCTTTCCTGATAAACCGCACTACTCCCTTGCCCTTGGCGAGTATTTTATTGATGTCATACTTGCCGTTATCGTCGAGAACATCGTTTTTATCAAACTCCTTCAGCATCTCCTCGCTGGTCTTACGGTCCACGATATAGTTGTCTACCTCCTCGTCATCGCTGATGGCACGGTTGTAGACCCTTATGCTGCGAAGCTCGATGTCGGCATTGGCAGAGTCGAACGTTATGCCCTGTGGTACTGCCTGCACGAAATTATCGTCTGTATTGTAGATGTCGGCTTTTTCCCTGGTGCCGTTCATATACAGCTCCATCAAGCGATATTCGGAGCGTTTGCCAATCATCAGGGCCAGTTTAATATCCAAATCCTCTGCAAGATACTTCTCTACACCTACGATACGGTTCTGCTCGTTACCATCCTCGTCATGGTAGGAGACGGAAGAACCTGTCAGCATACTGACCTTCTCGCCAGTTACACGGAAGCCCTTGCCTTTGTGAATACAGCTGATGACATCAGCGTCGGCCTTGGCTACATTGCTGATCTTAAACTCCATCTCAATGGTCTTACCCACGGATGCAGGGTCTTGTGTCTCATCAAACGGCAGATAGCTTACGACGGCTTTCGCACCATTGCGAAGCACAAGTGCGTCGCCATTCCAGCCACTGGACTTCCAGTCCACACCTTGGAAGCTGGTAGTGATGCCTTTATTCTCCCAAACCGCAGGGTTAGACTCGCCATTGCTGCGTCCTGCTGCCGATAACTCGAATACAAGCCCGGCAGTGGCCTTGCTGATGTCGATAGAACTCTTTTGTACATCAATGTTGAAGCGGTATTCCGTCGTACCACAGACAAATCTCTCCTCAATGGTATCCTTGCCAGTGTAACGGTTAGAATAAGTCTGAAGGGAACGCGCTGCTGCAAACGATTTCATCTGCACATCGTTCTGGTACTCTACGAGCGTGGCTGGCGTATGGCTTGGGTCGTAGGCTATATACTGGAACGAGGACTGTTCGTATTGCTTGGCGACGATAGTAGGTGTACGCCAGTCTGCGTGGAATACCCTGCCTTCCTCCGAAGTGAAGTAGATACCGATAAAGGGAGCTGCATCGCCAGCCTTCAATATGTCTATGTACGAGCTTTTGCTGAGGATATTCCCGTTCTCGGCGACCAGCTGCACGGTATGCCGACCAGCGGTAAGGTTCTTTGCCTGGATGGCGAACGAACCGTTGGTAGTTCCTGACTTCGTAACCGTCTGTGTGGTTGGCGTCTCATTGCCGTCGATATACATATTAACCACCTTCTCTCCACTACCTTTGACGGCATAAGCAATATCAATGATGCTTCCATCGGTATAGCCACCCGAGGCTATCGCGCCGACGATACTGCTGACATTGGTGAGGACGAGGTCGAGAGAGACCACATTGACAGGCACATAGAATGACTTTTTCTGTGCAGAGCCATCGGCGTTGGCAGTGGCGGAGATATATGCCCCCACAGTTCCTGCCTCCTTCAGCCACGCATCGAGGACTACCGTATGAGGCACCGTGCTTGGATTGACCCCTGTAAGCGTCTCCTCGTGGAGTGTGACAGATCCACGCTTGATGGTAAGGGTAACATCACCGACAACTCCATCCTCCGCACCGTCGGCATTGACATGGTTGTATACCCAGTTTAGGGTGGAATGACCACCTTCCTTGACCTTCGAGTTGTCCACATTGGCCGTCAAGACTATCTTGGAAGTGGTGGAAGTTCCGCCACCACCGCCCTGTACCTTGAACTGTGCGACTTGATGCCCCGACTCTGTGGTGAGGGTTACCGTGCTGCCTTCATCGTCCGTATCCACATCGGCATTAAACGTAGGGTTTTTCACTCCCTCTATGGCTTCGGCAATGACCTTGTTTTGAACAGGGTTGGTGGATTCCTTGTTCAGAGAGGAGTCAACCTCTATAGTGTCTATATTGATGCTTACCGCCCCGTCATCGCTTGGCGTGAGTTTCCGACCGTTGAGCAGTACTGACTTGATTTTACCACCGCTGCCAAAATCGCCCCAAGAGGCTGCCGACTCCCAGCTATCGATGGAAGTGGCGAGGAACTGCTTAGTTTCAGCTCCTTTCTCCGTAGGGAAGGTAATGCAGCGAAGCAATCCTCTGTACTCTGAAGGAACAGCCTTGATGGCTGTTTCAAGAGTATAGTACTGTCCCTGTGGCAAAGGAGCTATCATCGCCATATTGATAGTATTGCCAGTGTTGTTGCCACCGAACTCGACGAGTCCGTCTGACTGCGAGAAGGTGTAGAACTTATCTTTGCCCTTGACTTTGCAGACGAATATCTTATCGGTAAGCACGGCACTTGTATCCGTCTGATACATAGTATGAGCCTCGAACTTGCCCTCTGACACCTGCCAGCTGCGGTAATATTCGAAGTTGTCTCCTGCGTTCTTTTTCAAAAGAAAGCACTTGGCAACTGTGTTAAAAAAGACTCCGACAGCATCGGTTGGTATAGCTGATGCTTGCTCAACGGTGCGTCTCTCGGTGTCAAACCCTGCAAAACGGACGGTGGCACCCCGTAAGGCAGCAAGGGAGGTGGACTGAAAGTTCTGCGTTACCTGCCGTGCATCCTGAACGGCAGTCTCTGCCTGTGTCTTCAGCTGGGTAAGGCTGTCTTTCATATCCGCAACGGCCTGTGCGTCCGTCTTGATAGTCTCCAGCTCCTTCATAGCCTTCTCCACTTCCTTGGCTGCGTCGGTGGCTTCCTTGCCCAATAGTTTCAATGGGACTTTTACCATCTCATTGCCACGGGCGGCAGGGAGGGAGTCTATGTTATCAAGACTCTGCACTTCTTCCAGCTCCTGTTCTGATGTAGAGCCAGCCTTCAACTCATTGATGACATCTTTCTTAATGTCGTTCTTGAGTTCCATTTTCTCCGAATCGGTCAATGTTGCCATAATTATTCGTCTTTAGTGTCCAACTGTGCATTCAGTCCATCGATATATGGTCCGATGGCGAACTGTTCAAATATCACTCTGACAGCTTTCAGATCTTCGTCTGAGAATTCCATTAAGCCCTCGCTGCCATAAATCTTGTGAGCAAGCGTGTGCGCGCGGATGCCGCTCATCTTGGTATAGATGAAGTCGGCTATCTCCTCACGTACATCCCTCGTTTCCCATTTCTTGGCTGCTATGCCAAGGGGAATTTTGAATTCCTTGAAGTTGATTTTGTTCATATCTATATCTTTTTTGATTACCAATCACGTGGATTTTTCCACTGCACCCACGCTCCGTAATAGTCCTTGTAACTGCCGTCGGGTTCCTTATGCTTGAGATGAAGTCCAGCAAAGAACACGAAGCACATCGCATCTCCTTCTGACTGAAGGGTTACCTGGTCGAATACTTCTGCATCATTATCAACAATCATATATGTGCTGCGCTTCTCCTCGCTGAACTCGACATTATATATCCCACTGGTAGAGGTTATCGGTCGATAGAACACCCCGGGCTTGACATGGACGGCACTGCCGTTATTGGAACCACGCTTTATCCAAACCATATGGCCATCGTCGCAGCCGTGGACATCGGGGAGAATGATGTCCCTGTCCCTGGTTACCCTGGCATACTCTATTTCTTTTCCTGTCTCGTCGGTCTCCCTGTCACGCCAATAAAACTGGGTGGAAACCAATACTGCACCTATACCGTGCTTTAACGTCGTGGACACGGGGGCTGTGGGACGGTCTTTCTGTGTGATGGACTCGAAGCCGTAGATTTCGGTCTTAATGGCCATACCTTGTATATGCCCTCCCTCTATATCTATGGCTATGTTATCGGACTGGCTTCCTGACACATTGATTACAAGACCATATTTCGATAGAAAATCCTTATACTCGTCAATAAGTCGGCATAGTACTGGCGTTCCGAAGTTATTCCACGTGCCGAGGATTGCCTGACGGTCTTGCCCGTTGAAGCCTATCATATCGTCGTAGAGAAAGAGACCGTTGTTGTCTTCCTTGAAGGTATACTTCCCCTCATTGTCTATAACCAAGCTATCTACGCCGATATGGTTCTGTGAGATGGAGAACCTGCCGATATGCCCCTTGGTGGCCTCTATCTCGCCCTTGAACTTACCGTTGAGGGCCTCTATGCTTCCATCCTCGAGTATCTTGAAGTTGCCATTCGCCGTAACAAGTCCTTCGAGCTTGATATTGTCGGCAGTGAGCTTGATGACCGTCTTGGTGTTACCGTCGGTATCTACCTCCTGAACGCTCACACCGATAAAGCCCACCTTGCCGTCGGCATCCTTGGCAAAGATACCCGAGCCCTCAGGTTCTATAACCAGTCCGCTCTCTCGCAGAACTTTCAGGGCAGCTGGGTCTTTTCCATATATGCCAGCCGTGAGCTGTATCAGGCGGTCGGTCTGCTCAAAGAGGGTGCGATACTTGTACTCCAAGTCATCTATCTCACGCTGCGTAAGGATGAGCATATATACATAAATCTCGCCCGTGAAACTGAGTTTGAAGTCGCCTGTTCCGTTCCACTGCCCGACAGCCTTGTACTGCTCGTAGCCCTCTGTAACTGATAAGTCTTCGCTTACCGTGAGCTGCTCGTAGTTGTCCTGCGTGGTAGTGATGTCCGTATCGACAAAACCTGCCGTGAGTTTACCAGGCTTTACCACGCGATAGTAGAAGGTAAGGTAGATGGGCTGCGGTATCGTCTTGCCGTCCTTGTCTTTCTCGAACTTAGGGTGTGCGGTGAAGTCGGCGTTCTTCTGAACGATATACTTGTTTCTGATCTTCATAACCGTGCGCCCCCTGTCGGCACCTACTACGGCAGAGTCGCCCTTCCACGAATAGACATTATTGTTTGCCCATATCCATTTACCTCCGATAGTGAAGAAGGTGGTGTTGTTCTCGGTCTTCCATTTGTTCAGCCCGTCAAGGAAGAGGGAATTGGATAGGAAACCCTTGCCGACGATGAAGTCGGAACGCATAGAGTCGATTTCGCTGCGTACCTTGCCCTCGACGATGGATACCCATGTGTTGATATTGATGCCTGTGCGGAGGATGAAGTCGCCACGAAGGTAGGCGTTGTTGGAGTAGAGTCCGTAACCGTGAGGTTGATTGTCCTCGGGAAAGGCATCATCACGGATACCGTCCAAAGAGCCAAGTCGGGTGCGCAAGCCATCGTTCAGGTTGCGCTCGTGAATACCATTGAGAATATCGATGCGTGGCTGTCCGTCATCAGTGGCGGAGATAAGAATAAGTCCCTGCCTGCCATCCTTATCGGAGCCGAACAGTACGCACTCATCGCCAGCAGCAGCTGTACCCGAGAACCACCCGATGTCGTTTTTACTGATAACGGCAAAAACCTGCCCGTCGTCCATGGTACGCACCTCTTTAACTTGTACCCAATAGTGTTTGAGCCCATTGCCATTAAAGGTCTGACACCTAATGAAGTCGCCTGACTCGAACTCGCATCCTACTTCGAAGGATAGTAGAATATCATCGCCCTCTTCTTTTACGGAATAAACCTTACCGTTGGCTGCTGACACTACCATCTGCCCTCCGACGCTGCGAACGTGGTCGATGAGCAGCTCAAAGATGCGCATCGTCTGACGAACCGTGAGATTATCCAACTCAAGGTTAGCCAGTTCGTTTTCGAGCCACAACCGCCAACCAGCACCGTCCATGCCGTGAACGAAGTCCTTGCCACCAAGACTGCCTTCTACGGTGAGGTCTCCGCCTACGCCAAGACTGTGCTGGGTTGTGTCGTTGCGGTCTTTTCTTAGAATCTTATCCCAGTCGCTGCTCTTTGGGTCGAGATTGGCGGCGAGGGTGGCAAAGTCCGCCTCTCCTGCCGCAATCTTCTGAGCATTGACGAGCAAGTATTTTCCGAAAATCGTGAGAGAGTCGAGCAAGGACATATTGCCATGCGAATGCCCGAAAGAACCGTCGCTCTTATAGGCAGCCGTGATTTCGTGCGCAAGGAAGTCGAGGAAGGCTGCTGCTGTGGTAACGCTCCATTTATCCGAGTATGGATTCTGGACTGGGAAGAGAGCCCCACCACTTAGCGAGAGCCTGTCGAACTCAACTAAGCGTGGGGCGACCGTAAAAGAGCCTACGTCGGGGACCTTGATGTTAAGTGTCTCTGTTGGCTGCTCGGTACGGGATATATTGAGGTATGGCCGTGCGTCGGCATACTTATAGGTAAACGTGTAGCTTGACGGCAGTTCCTTTGTCTGCCAACTGGCATCGCTCTCCGTAACGACAATGCGACGGATATAGGAGTCGATGTACAGATACTTGCCCAAAGAGGGAAAGAAGTCGAGTAGCCAACGGCGTTCCCCTTCAGAGAGAAAGCCTGTGTTCTTCTTGTACTCACGAGTGGTATCGACGCGATACTCCTCGGCTTCGTTCTCTATCTCTGCGATGTTATGGGTATGCTTGGCGGTATTCTCCGAGTCACCATAGGCACGGAAGGTGTCGATTCCTCCTAACGAGTTCTCGAATAGCACCCACTGTTCCTGCTCACTCCTGATGTCGGTGGCGTAATATCGCTGGAGATAAGTGAGGCGTGTGCCGGTTTTTGTCTCGACCCATACATCGTAGTAGGACGGTAATTTGTTCAGCTTGCCCGAAATGATGGCATACTGCACAGGAATGGTCCATACGCTGCCATTCGCAAGGTTGGCCAGCGTGAGGTCATAGGACGCATACTCGCCGTTTTTATCCACGTATGCACGGCATCGCACAACGGAATCGACAACGGCATAGTAGGTAAGGAACTCGGGGGTGTAATAAGTAACAGGCTTGACGGTGGGCTGCCACGTAAGGAAGTTCGCCTTCAGCCAATTGGCAGCCGAGTCGGAGAAATGGTCGATGCCGGCACGCAGCACGGAGAATGTCCAGGTTTCAGTGTTGGAAGTACCGACCTCTGTTATTTGGGCTGTGAACTGGCGAACGATGGATGGCTGCTTGTAGACATCGGATATATCCTGAAGGCGGAACGACAACAGGGGGGTAATGATGCTTTCCAAGTCTACCTCGATGCGGTTAGACTTATTGGGTATGTAAGTATGCTGGACGATGGTTGTTCCTGTGTCGGCATACTTCAGCACGAAGGTTATCTCGTTGTTGGTTGATATAACAAAGTGATTCATCGAGCCTGAAAGGCAGAGAGAATCAGGTTTTAACAATATATCCATTGGCGTTGTTATTTATGGCAAATTTACAAGAAAAAAGGTGTCCGATAAAGGACACCCTTGTTACTTGGGAACACACTCCAGCCAAACGTCGGTGCGTGTATATTTCCACTTGGAATGACGCCAAAAAGAGCCGTGCCTAAGCATCTGCGAAGTGAACGAGGACTGCTGCCCGTATGGCTTCCCAACATACTCGGCTGAAGGAACCGGTGGATAAATGGTGGTAAAGGTGCGGTCTTTGTCGAGTCCCGAATTGTGGTAATCGTCGCTGCTAACCTCCGTCTGCCGTTCATGGCCGACCCACTTGTACTTGGTATTCATTGCCGTGAGCTGCTCGTTGATGGCTGGGGCGGAGATGGAAGGCTCCATTAGCGAGATGGTGCGCAGCTCCGACTCCACAGGCTCATTCTTACCACCGAGCGTGAACTTGAGTTTGTTGAAGAAGAAAGCCACGCCACGGATTACCACCTTGGCATAGGACGGAAGGTTCTGCTTCTGCGACTGGGAGAGCAGTAGCTTTACCTTCATCTCGTGGAGCGAGTTGCGCAGCAGCAGGTCGTAGTCGCGGTAGAACTTCTCGAAGATACCATCAGGTCCGTGGTAATAGAGGGCATAGTCGAAGATACGAGGATGCGTGGAGTCGTAGATGTCGTAGGAGGATATAGTTCCTTCAGGGCGACCTCCCGAGAGATAGCTGAAGGCAAGCATCGCCTTTTGCTTACTTGCCGACTCGGAAGCCGACTCTTTGTTCTCCCCGGCGACAACCATCTTTGAATTGAGCGAGATGTACGACCCGACATAAAGGTATGTGCCGAAGTCGGTCTTTACCTCTGTATCTTCGACGGTAGCCTTATGCTTGAGCTGACGGAACTCAGGCATAACATCAGGAACCTTTATCTCCTTCGGTTCGAGATCTTCACCAGTGTTGTAGTCCTGTGATGCCTCGCCAATCTTGGTGATGACACTGTAATCGCCCGAGAAGCCGTCCTTATAGAAAGCACCGTCGAGCGGATTGAAATAGGCACTGGGGTTGGCCTTGACCATGCTGTCAAGGTCATCGTAAGAGTCTGAGAGGTCGGTGTCTACCTTATCCGCAGATGTAATGGTAACACGCTGGTAGTCTTTCTCTGCCTTATAGGATATGGTAGGTTCTTCGGTAACGCAGCGTGTGAGGTCTTCGGTGGGACGGGCAGCGAGGGCTTCACGCAGGAATATGATATTGGCTGTGCGCTTTCCCTCGTCGGACACGAACTCGCAACAGAACTTCTTGCGGAATACGGCGATGAAGTCGGCACAGGTAACATCGGGAACAAGGTCGGCGACCTTGATGCGCCCATTGACGAGTGCATCCATAACATTATTGACCACCACCATCTTTGAGAATGGCTCTGTGTGGGTGAAGAAGTTGTCTCGCAATTCATAACCGAAATGAGCGAAGATACGCTTCAGAAGATAGTTGGCACGAATGAAGGGCGAAATGTAGTAACCTGGTGCAAGGGTGATGGGTACTTCGCCGACATACTCTGTGCGCTGGACGGCATTATAGAAGTCGCAGCCTTCGCCCGACTCGTCGGGGGAGAAAGCAGCCAGTGTGGTAACTGGCACAAGTTGGTAGCCTTGTTTCGTCCACATCCATACATCCTTAGACTTGATGGCCTTCTGCTTGCCGTAGGCATTGAGCATTTTGTAGTTGAACCCCGAGTCTACACCTGAATCGTCGGTGAGCAGCACGGGGAAGATACCGTACTGTTCATGGGTGTTGTCGCGCAGACTACGACAGAACTCTATGCCCTGCTCGGGAGTGAACACACCAGGAATGTACTCACCCTTGAAGATATCCTTCAGCTTTACCTTCTGTATGCGAGAATAGAACGAGCCGTCGTTGATGTAGAACGAGGTGGAGATGTTGCCTTTGTGCTGAGCCGACAGCACCACCTGACGGCACTGAGCGAAATACTCTCCGTCCTGAATGGCCACATCGACCGCCGACATCTTGACACGGCGACCGAAGGAGTCGGGGAAGCCCAGCAGACGGCGGTTGCGTTCGGAGGTGGGCAGCTCAAGCGGTGTGGTCTGCTCGCCATAATCGTTGAAGAACGGATTGGTGCGTTCTACCTGTATCTGTGTGTCGGGCTTGAGGTTGTAGTCTTCGCCCTTTTCTAAATTCGTAACTCTCATTCTTTACTTCCGTATTTACGCGCTTTATCACGCAGTTGTTGTTTCTGTTCGAGTTCGTTCAAAGCCACACTGGCAGGAATGCCCTCCACTGATATGCGGTCGAGGACATCGGTAAGGCGTTTGATGAGCGAGTCCTTGAAAGAGTCCTGGGCTATGCCACGCACATCACTGGCTGTGGGGACAATGTGTCCCCCCGAAGCACGCCCCGAGGCTTGCTGTATGAGAAACTTGTTCATATCGAGGGTGCGAATCTTACCAGCACGCTGGGCGCGGTCGATAATGTCGATGATAGGGGCTACGGTAGGGTTCTCGACGGCTGCATTCGATGCCACCCACTCCTTGCTATGGCCATAGCCTCCCTCGCCGACGATGACCGTAGGCTTGTTGATAAACCCTCGGCGGTCGGGGTCGTAGGCTGCGTGGAAGAGCTTGCCATCCTGCTCTCGCTCAATGTCTATGCTACCGCCCGACTCCAAACCAGTGGCGACACGTGCGCCCGATGATGTTGAAGAAGAGGCTCCTTGCATCGTCATCTTCTTCACCTTGTTGCGTTCGGCCAATGCAGCTGCGAGTTGTGCCGTACCTGTGACCGCCATGAGTGCTGCGGCCGGAATACCAGCAGGGAACCCGAGCTCTGAGAATGTCTTGGCAATTGCTGCAGCCGTAGACGCGATGATTTGCGATGCCTGAATGGCGAAGTTGACATCGGCATATTTTTTTTGAATTTTCAGTTTTTCGTTGGCTTTCTTCTTCTCTATGTCGGTGGTATCCTTACCTGCATTGCGTGCTGCCTCTATCTCGGCATCGTACTTGGCATCGACATTGGCCATCTCGGCATCTTGCAGAGCTTTGACCGCACCGCCGGCAAGACCAGCGTAGTAGTCGAAAGCCTCCTTTGCTTTCTGTATCTTGAGGTTCTTTACTGCTTCCTCATACTCTTCTTCTGATAGCTCCTTGTTTCGTAGGTGCATTTTAAGCTGTTCGAGCTCGGCGTTGTAGAGTTCCTGCTGGGTGGCAAGTCCGTACTGCTGGCGTATCTGAAGGCGATGTTCCTCTGATTGCTGATCAAGATTGGTAAGAGCCTGCTGACGTTCTTGCTCATTGAGTAGGGTGTCCTTTTCTATCTTCTTGCGACGTGCGGCATACTGCTCTTCGAATGTGTCAAGCCCATACTCCTGTCGTGCTTGTGCCTTTTGCTGCTCAAACTCTTTCATCTTGGCGAGTTGCTTATCATTGTACTCCGACAAGATATTGATGCGAGCCTGCTGGTAGGCAGCATCAACGGCAGACTCGTCCTCTCCACTTTGCTGCGCCAGCTGTAAAGCCGTGTCATAGTACCCACGGAGGACTTCGAGTTTGGCATCGCGTTCCTGTTCCAGGGTTAAGGTTTGCTGAACCTTGCCCTGGTCTATGAGCTGCGTCATTACGGCTTGATACTTCTCTTCGGCAGCGATGCGTGCCTCTTCAAGTTTCTGCTGGGCTTGGGCAACGTTCTTACTCTGACCCGTTTCGAGTTCCTTCTTCTTGGCGGCATCCTTGAAAGCCATCTGCGTGGACTTGGTGTAATAGTTCTGCTCAATAGTAAGGAGGTTGGTGGCGTGCTGCGTGTTGAGCGCAGAGATATAGATGTCGTATTGCTCTTGTGAGATTTTCTTCTGGGCAAGCGACATATTGAGGTTGTTTACATCCTTTTGATAAGCGGCATTGGCTGCGTCGAGCGAACTTTGTCGGGAACTTGAGAAATTACGAGACGCAATGCCATCGGCATCTACGGTCTTAGTACCCTTTTTCCCTTTCTTACCGCCCCCTGATTTATACTCCAATTGAGACTTCCGCTTTTCCAGTTGGGCTATCTGATTATCAATAGCTTTTAATCCTTTGGTATCGCCAACCTTGATAGTGAGCCTTTTAGCTTTCAATGCCTCTATCTTTTTGTCTATGGCATCAAGTTCCGCTCCTACCGTGCCGATATTGGCATTGCCACCTCCTCCTCCGCCATTACCGCTGTCTGCGGAGAACAGTTTTTTACCAAATTCCTTGCCTATGGCATCAAGAGAGGTGTCTATCACTTTTATCTTATCGGCTGTATCCTGTAATTGGCGAGACATTGCCGATACTTCCGCAGAGTAACCTGACGCAGCATATACCTGTCCTGGTGCAACATTACCTTGTGAGGTCTGCGGCCGACCAGCATTGTTTCTCGTAAAGTTTGCCTGTTCCTGCTTCAAGTCTTTCAGTTCCTTTTCCTGCTGGCGTTGTTTGATGAGCAATTCTGCCTTCTGCTTACCCAAATCCTTGATAGTCGCCTGAGCTCCCTCCAATAAAGCCTTTTCCTTGAGGGCATTTAGATAGCGTGTCAAGGCACGTGTGTTTTCATCGTAAACTTGCCCCTCACGGGTAAGTTTGGCGGTATAGTCAGGGACAATCTTCTGAAGGGCTGCGATTGCGTCCTGACGTTCGGCAAGAGATAGTGAGTTGTCGTGAATGCGTTTGGTAAGCATCTCTATCTTGATGCGCTCCTCCTCCACCTTACGGCTGGCTTCGGCCTGAATGTCATTGAGCTTCTTTTGCGCTACGGTGGCTGCATCCGTACGCTTATTGAACATCAGTAGCGCACCGACAACAAGCGTGATGGCTCCAAAGATAAGCCCCCAGGGACTGAGCTTTAGAACGACATTGAAAGCCTTTTGTAAGGCAATGGAAGTGGTCATGGTCTTGTTCAGGACAGCGTGGCGCAATACAGATAATTGCAGCATAGCGTTCTCTACGGCAGCAGCTGCTGCCTTGAGCTTGCTGACCGCTACGGCACGCAGACTCCATAGGTAGGAGAGTTTTTGACCTGCTACATAGGCTGCATAGGTGGCAGTAAGCAGGACTACGGCTTTCGTAAGCAGAACAAGGGTGTCGCGATGCTCGACGAGGTACTTGATTGCCTTAATGGCTCCTACCTGTATCTGCCCATAAACATCCGAGAACTCTTCCTTGATGGGCAGCAACGCTTCGCCGAGGGAACGCTGGGCATTCTCAAGCTCAACGGTGCGCTGGGCCGCACGGTCGGCTGCGGAGATGTAGGTCTCGCCAGCCTGTGCAAGATTGGTCTCCACAATCTTTGCCACGCCTTTCATAAAGTCGCCCGTCTTCTCGGTTTGCTCCTTTATCTCGGCAGCAGAGAGTCCGAGGTTATCGAGGATCATTGGCGACTTACGGCCGAGACCTGTTACGATGGAATCGACCATGTAGTCGAGCGACTGCCCTGTCTGCTGTGCCTTGAGTTGGGCAAAGGATAGGTACTTGCCGAGGTCTTCGAGCGGGATGCGGAAGTCCTTGGCTTTGACGGCTGCTTTCATCAGCTCGATGTCCGACACGGTGCCTTTGGTGGCGGTGCGCAGTTCTTTCAGATAGTCGGCTGTACCTATTTTCTCGAAGGCTTGGGTGATACCATCGGCCGACTCGGCAAGCTCGATGCTCTTATCGACAGAGTCTGATAGTGTCCCAAGAAGAGATTTTCCCCAGCCAACAAAGGTCTCAATACCTTTGACGGCAAGTTGCCCCATAAAGAAATTGTTATATTCGTCGGAGCTGGCCAGCTCCTTGAAATTCTTTGCATTCTGCTTCAACTCTGCCATTCGGGCATTAACGGTCTTCAGACGGCTCTCAAGGGCTTCATACTGCTTGGGATTGAGCGACTGGGAAACGTTATCCAGCTCCTTTTGCAATGATTTCGACTGCTTGCGGAGCTGCGACATCGTCATAGCGTTGGTATCCAAGGAGCGTGTCTGTTCCTGAATACGTGAGGTTAAGTCCTTAATCTGCTTACTGGTGTCTTTGTAGGAGGCTGCGAGCTTTTTGTATTGGTCGGTCTCCTTCTTGCCCGATGCTTCGAGCTTTATCATCTGTTGAAGGCGTTGCTTGTTCTCGTTGCGAAGAGAGGCCGACTGGGTTTCCAGCTTGTGAATCTCTTGCTGCGCCTTTGCCGTCTTGACATCGACGGTGTATTGGATCTCATCTTCTGAAAGGTGCTTGTTTGCCATAATGCTTATGGGTTTAATGAACGTTGTAACTGGTCGTGGATGGTCTTTCGCACTTCGTCGGTAAATCCGAAGCGAAGCTGTGGGAATGTCTCGTGATAAAGAACACCCCAAACGACACGATTATAAAGCGCAAGGTTGCGCCGCTTGAACTTGGCGATACGGTCGTTGCGCTGACGGTACGCCATATCCAAAAAACGGAGGTAAGGCAAGATACGGACAAAGACGGTGTAAGACTCGCCCGATATGCTGGTATTGGAGGAATGCTTGGAGAGGGAGGAAAGAAGACGCCCTGACCGAAGCTGATAATTACTGCGCACGACGGACTCCTGCGTGGCATAGATTTTAGAGATACCCTGCTGGAGGGTATCGTGGACGAACTTCTTACGAATGAGACTGTCTGTTACCATATTTGCCTTTTTATAGTGCAAATATAATAACAGACAGCTATAGTATAAAGGACAGTTTGCCCTCTGATAAAGTGGTATTACCTCATTAGGTGGCGATAGAGAGGTATTCCTATTATCGGGGTAAGAATACCGCAAAGCCCAATGTATAGCAATTTGAATGACCAAGGCTCGCCGTGAGTTACAAATGGCATCAAAATGAGTGTTATCAAAAAGAAAATTGCTTCTAAAAGTACCATGCTAATTTGTTTTATTTCAATGCAAATATAAATTTTTATTAGGAATAACGCAAGTTATTCTTCGAAAATCTCCACCTCTATCGCCCTGAACAATTCGAGGACAACTTGCGGCACCATAGAGTTGCCGAGGGCTTTTATTGACTCCTGTCGCCATCTTGTGAAAGGAATGGTAAGACGAGATATATCAAAGGGTAGCCCATCATTTCCTCTACAAATAGGGGAGACAGTTGGGAAGTCCCTCCACCAATCTTGTGGGCAATCTGCTCCGCCAAGTTGCTCTGCGCCGCGTTCTTCTTGCGATGCGCCTTGAGGTTGTCCATCGTCATCATGGCACGCATCCCGTCGCTCGCACTTGGGGTCAGCAGCCAGTCGCATTTGCGGAACATCTCGGGCAATCCCTTCTGCTTGGAGTTCACGCCCCTCTTCTTGAAGTCCTGGGCGCAGGGTGTCGGCAGGAGTTGAACCGTCCTTGCAAGACCGAGGCTGAAATTCGTTGTCGGGGTTACCTTGCGCAGAGTCCCTGAGGGTGTCTGTACTATTCTGTCGTTCTTGCCGAGGACTGCCCCCATCGTCGCATCTGCGGCACTCGGTGTCGGCAGCATCCCGTTGATGGCCATCGCCGTCAGCCCTGACCCCATCTGACTGTCGGGGTTGTATGTCGTAGCCCATTTCGTTGCCTCGGAGGCATTCGGGGTCGGCAGTATGCCGTGAAAGTTGATGAAGTCCATCAGACCGTTGGGTCGTTGCTCGCCGTTGGCTCTGCTGCCCATCGTCTTCCCTCCCTTCTCCTTCAGTGCCTTGATGCGCTTGCTGTGTTGTATCTCCACCGCTAAGGGCGTGGGGAGCAGACCGAGGGAAAGGAACCTCTGTTTGCCGTTCTCGCATACCTTCAGCCCTTGTGTTACTGGCGTGGGAAGAATGTCGGAGTAGACCACTTGGCTCAGTAGGCTGTTGTACTTCGTTCCGTTCTTGTAGCCGTTGCGCTTCGCCCTCGCCCTCATCGACGCAGGGTCCTCGCAGAACTCCCTCGTGCAGGGTGTCAGCAGTAGGTGTGGGAACATCCCTTCTTGCGACGAACCACACTCTGTCTCGCTGGTGGGGCGCACCGACGGCACAAGCCGGAATAACAAACGGCTGGACGGCGTATCCTTCACGCTCAAGGTCTGAGCAGACTGTTTCAACGACAAACTCCTGTTCTTTTTTGTAAATGTCGTCGTTCTCGTCGAAGAGAGAGGTTGTGCTTCCCACCTTAACCTCTTCGCCGGGCTGTACCATCGAGAGGATACCAGCAACGTTCTCACCAATGACGAAAGTGGGCTGTATCTGCCTGATGACTCGTAACATCTCTGGCCAGAGGTAGCGGTCATCGTCCGCTCCAAGTCGCTGCCCTGCTGAGCTGAAAGGCTGGCAAGGGAAGCCTCCCGTGAGAATGTCGATTTGTCCTTGCCACTTTGAGAAGTCTGTTGTCTTGATGTTTTCATAATTGATGGAGTTTGGAAACCAGTAGTTGAGGATTGTGTTACAGAACTCGTTGATCTCGCAGTGAAAAACATTTTGCCACCCGAGCCATAAGGCTGCGAGTTCGGGTGCGCCAATACCGCTGAAGAGCGAGGCGTGTCTGATAATTTTTCTCATTCATTTTACCTGTTTGTTTGTCAATGGCAAATTTATGTACTTCTTTTTTGGTTGTAAAGGACACCTCGTCTCACGACGAAGTGCCCTGACAAACAAACATCCAAATGAATGGATGCTTTGACAAAAAAGAAAATTATCGCTCACGGAACATCCACTTGAACTCTAAACCGTGTGCCCCGGGACGGTTACAGAACTCGTATCCGGCATCGCGGAGTGTGAAGAATACTTGTTCGGGGTTAACCTTGGCAGAGGGATCGATGCCACGAATGGCATCGATAACCTCGGTGGTGGAGAAGAAGTGGGTGGCTTCGGCTGGTGCTGAAGCAGGGCGGTAGGTAGTGGAGAGAGCTGCCACATAGATGCTGATGTCGGTAATGGGCTGCTCAGGGTTTTCTTTCTTATTACTCATTGTCTGAAGAATTTAGGGTTTGACGATTGTCGGCTTCGCCCGATGGGTCTACCGAGGTGAGGAATGTGTCGAAGTCCTTACGCAGTGAGCGCAGGGTGTCGAGGAAGGTGAGGGCGGTCTCGGGCTTGATGTTGCCGGCATCGCGCCACTGGTCGATAAGGAAGTCCTCGATGGCCTGAAGACGCTCGGTGCGCTCGTAGATGTAACCAGGGTCGAGCATTGCCTCGAGGGTTTCAGTGGCTTGCTCATTGAGGTGAATAAGAGTAGTTTTCATTGTGCGCCTCCTTCCTTCTCCTTATCTGTTTGCGAAAAAACAAGATTGTAAATGGCATAGAAGCCTGAATCATCATCAAACTCTACTCTTACACACGCATCGCCACTTATATAACTTATATATACAGTACCCTCAAAAGCATCCAACCGTCCTATTCTGCTAAGACTTGGAAGTATCTTTCCTGCAACATCCCTTTGAACCAATGTTACCTCTTGCCCTTCTTTCATATTCGAAACGATATCCTTTGCCTTTTGGCTAAAGTAGAAGGTTGCTCCTTTTCCTCTATGCTCATATCTCAGCAAGTAAGTGTCTAAACTGGCAGCAATGTCTCGACCTCTTTTTTCAACTTCTTGTTTTGAAAAAACAACATCAAATTCTACTACCATTTTTTCCATATCAGGGAAATTCATTTTAATTTCCATCTCTGCTGTAGTTAATCCTTTCATTTTTTACCTCCTTTTTTATCTGTTTTGTTGATGCGATAGACCATCCAGCCAGCGCAGAGTGTGGAGGTGATGGCTACGAGTGGCTGCTGCTCTACGGCGATGGCAGCGAGAATGAGGCACAAAGATACGGCATTGACACGAAGCACCAAACGACGGGTTACGGGGAACTCGGCGATACGGCTGTAAAACTCGCTCTTCTGGTCGAGCCAAAGGTTAATGAACTTGATTTTGCGCTGTATCGTAGCACGCACGTTGATGGCTGGGCGAGTTACCCCGGTCTGAGCCTCGAAATTGATTGTCTGTTGCATATAGCACTCGGTTTTGACATTGCCCTGATCCGCAGGGTACGGATACAGAAAAAGCGGATGCTCTTCCTGTTCGTCAAAACCGAGATTTCTCCACAAGGGCTAAATCACATGGAAGGCATCCGCCAATATCGATAATTGCAGCAGGGCTGCAATGCGGGCATAAAAATAAGCCCATCGAAATTAAGATAAGTTCGGGGCTTGATGTTCATCTCGCCCTTGTTTTGAGAATTACTTCTCGGTTTTGACAGTTGCAAAGATAGGTAGAAGTTTTGTAACTGCCAAATAAAAGCGCAATTATTTTTGCGTGGCGAAAGTATTTAATTGTCTTTTATGTCAGGAGCATCTATTTCTCCTCCCAATTCTTTATAGTATTGGTAGGTCTTAAAGATACTATTTAATTCTTCAGAGGATATAGTTCTTGTCGTATACTCTTCAAGATTAGTAACCTTCATTTTAACATTGCTACCTATCTGCAATGAATCTAAAAAATCAACAGCATAAGCAGATGGTATGTCATAATAACTTCCTTTATAAGATTCGTGTGCCATATAAGGCTGGACAATAATTTTTACTATTTTATTATCAATATTAAAGCAAAACATTGTTGTTCCTGACACTTTCTCAACTTCCGAACCTTGGATAACTAATCTGAACCTTTTAGCCTTACCTTCCTCTATTTCAAAGTATGACCACAAATAATCCTTTCGGACAGACTTTGGTTTGTTTTTAGGATAAATGATTTCAGGAATTCCATTTGAAAAAGAATCTCGTTCAATTATGTAATTATTGGTTATGATGGAATGAATAGAATCGAACTTATGTTTTTGTTCTTTCTCTATTAATTCTTGTTGACGTTTTATATTATCACCACAACTATTTAATAGTAGGCATATTATAGATAGATAAATTAATGCTTTCATAAAGATTTTATTTAGATTACTTTATACGGCAAAGGTACAAAAAGATATTCAAACATGCGTTAAGAAACTTACGCAACGTAACAAAAAAAGCCCCAGATGCTTCACGCACCAAGGGCTTCGGCTCTTTTTTATGAAGTACGTCGCCTTTAGAACGAGGCGGCCTGTAATTCCGTTCTTATTTGTGAGATACAAGCGGAGAGCTTCTTATAGGTAGCTTCTCCTGCTGTCTTGACACCACTCGTGTACTGGCGCATGAGTGAAGGATTGATGCCGGCACGTTTGGCTATCTCGGTAACGTTGAGAAAGCTGAAATAATTGAAGAATGAACGGAGATCATATTTATACTCGAAAGTAAGTCCTGTGTAGCGTGCATCTTCAGGATATGCCTGACGGCATTCTTCGACAGCTTTCAGAAAGTCGGCCTTAGCCTCACTGGCGGTTGCTCCATCGCCATCAATGAGGGCGTATTCGCCAATGGGTTGTTCACTGTAGCAAGAATAAGTCCCATCGTCGCCGAACTCGATTGTTACCAAAATTTTGTGTGCCATATTTCTGTTGTTTATAATATACTTGAAAGAAAAGAGCCCCTCCTTATTATTTCAGCAAACCAACTCTTGAAAAAGGGGCGGTACGCCCGGACGATTAACGTCCGAGCAATACCTTGTAGATTTTCTTCAACAGCCCCGTTTTGACTTCATGGCTGCCATGCCTTGGAATCCTGATTTTCGCCCCAGTTGCAGGGTTTGTCCATTCATCGTGCTCGGCACCATGTTGAGTGAGTAAGCATCCTGCTTTCCTCAACTCCTTGTAAAGTTGATTGTACTTCATAATTTAAAAGAGCTCTTTTTGTCTTAATGACAATGCAAAGGTAGCAATTTCGCTACAAACCTCCAAATATTTTGGTAACTTTTTTGCTACCAAGTAAGATTTTTAACATTTGAAGCAAAAAAGCCGTAGCAGTTTGGGGGCTGCTACGACTACAAAGAACGAGCGTGGGTGGTTATTCCGCTACGGCAAAGCCGTGGGTAATGAGGTCGGCAAGGAAGGCTTCGGGGCTGGCTGTGGAAACAAGGTAGCCCTCAAGTTCCTGAAGACGGTGGGCAAAGCGCACCATATATTCGTCGTCCGTGCCTTGGCTGTCGAAACGGCTGCCTGTGCGGAGCTGGTGGAGGAAGTCGGCTGGAGAGGTGGCGACCACTCGGTCGCCATCCTTCAGCGTGTAGGTTGTTGTCATGCTGCTAATTTTTTTGTTCTCAATCTGAAGTAAAGTTTTTCGCTTTCGGTAAGGAAAGGTATGTTCTGAAGGGTGGTACCTGTCTGCACCATACCTTGCTTTGCAAAGGTAATCATTTTTGCGAGGAAATGTATCCAAGCCGACATTTTTGTGAAGTTGGTTGAGCCTCCGTGCTGGCGGAACTCCACCGTGCGGTGTCGTGCATAGGCTTCGAGGTTTACCTTGTGGTAGCGGTTGTTGCTGAATGCTGCTCGGAGGTCGCTGATGGTGGAAGCTCTGTTGATGGCAGCCTCAGTAATGGCTGTAAGCCCTTTGCAGTAGGTGTTATTGCGACGGCTGCGTGGCATGAAGTGGTCGATAACTCCCTCAAGACGTTTGTAGGTGAGGATAAGGTTCTTCCAAGTCTGAAGGTCGAACTCGGCAGCGTCCATGTGAACGTGAAGTCCGCAGGAGTCGTTTACCTTTACATCGCAAAGGTCGAGTACCCAGCAGACCTTTTCAAGTTCCTCAAGTCCCTGCTCACCGTGAAGAATTGGGCTTACCAGCTCGAAAGTATTGTTGCCGTGAAGGCTTGCGTCTGTTACCAGTTTCCAATGGTCAGCGTGATCGGTGTGGTTGTAGCCCTCTACCTGTACCCTGATGCCAGCAGCAGTAAGCTCGCGTGCAAGGCGTTCACGTGTGCAGTTGTAAGCCTCTATCTCAACACCGAAGTTTCGGTTGAAGGTGTAGTCGAGCTGGGGAAGAACCATAGCTGTAGCCTGTGCTGCCGTAGTAGTCAATCCCTGCATCATGCGCTTGTAAACATTCTGTACAAAGCCGTAGTTGCCACCAGCTGCAAGGTCGGCTACCTGTCTGCGTGTAAGTCCGAGGGCAAGAAGTTTCTGAATCTTGGAAGTCTTTGTTCCGTTCTCGTTGAGAATGCTTTGAATTTGCTCGTTCATAATCTTTGTTTTTTAATTGTTCCTTGTTTCTAATTGTACTGCTAAGGTAACACTATAAAGAGGAACGTGCAAGTAGTATTGGCTTTATAATCAGAGGTTTAGAAGTAATTATCTAATGATAAAAGATGATACAAAAAGGGGCTCGTCGCATCACTGCGAAAGCCCCGTCATCCTAAACAATCTTCTAACCTAAAAACTAAACCTTATGAAAACATTTATTTGATTAACTGAAAAAATCGTGCATGGGTGAGCCGTGTGTGCGGATTACGGCTAATAATGTCCAGGCGTACCTGCTTGCAGCCGAAACGAAAGAAGAGGAAACGCTTGGGAATGCGGTGGACTATGATGTCGAGGGTATCGGTGGAAGCTATCGACCCTCGGAATATACTGTCGGACACGCAGCCGGATAACGACATCCAAGAATCGTGCCAAGAGAAGCATACCAGGCTATCGGGACGATGCAAACTGTCGGTAGATACTGTGGCGGTGGCGGTGGTGTGCCAAACTGGTGCGGTAATGTCGGCTGCGGTGGTAGTGGCAGCGGTGGCAGCCTCGGAGATACGTGAAGGCTTGATGCCTACCTGACGGGCAACCTTTGCCAAGGTGTCTCCGCTTTCCTTGAACTCCGACGGACGGAGGGTGAGAGCAGGAGTAGAGGCATGGCTGTTGCCTGTACCTGTTTCGCTGATTTCTACCACGCCGTTGTGGAGCAGAATACTTTGGTTCTGCTTGATGCGGTCGCGGTCGGCTGCCGTGTCGAGATAGAGACAAATGAAGAACACCAGGGCAGCGATGAGTACCAGGAACGCACCGCAAATAGCATAGATAATCGCAATTCTCTTTTCCATAGTCTATTGACACATTTTACGAACAGAGGCTATCAAGGAGAGCATCTGACGGAGATAGTCTGGCGAGGTGGCATACTTGCTGCCCTTGTTGTCGCAGATAAGTCGGGCAAACTCCTCGGCATCGTGGCGGTGTGGCCATGCGTCGGCAAAGCCAGGCTTCTGCAATAGCCGTGAATGCTCGGCAAGACAGTCGGCAAGGGAGTCGAAGTCCTTAAAGAGACGATAGACGGTGTAATACCAGCGGTTTCCACTTTTGCACTTGCATACTGACACGACACGCTCGGGAGCAACGAAGGTGCGGTTGGGGGTGTTGAAGTACTCGTGTGTCTTGATCAGAACGGTCTTGCCCGTCCATCGGCTGCCCTTAGTGATGCCGAAGAGGTTGTACTTGCCTACACGAGCTTTGCCCCAGCCACTCTCAAGAATAGCCTGGGCGGTAACGAACTCGGGGGCGATGTCGGTGGCTTTCTGAGCTGCCACATAGATGTTGCGTGCGAACTCACGCTGTGCTGCTGTAGTCATAATCAGTCTTTTTTGATGTATTCGCCCTTATCGTTGAAGTCTTTTAGACGGCGGACGAATGAGGTTGGAAATATGGGATAGATGGCTTGGATATTCTCTACGCAAGAGAAACACTCGCGCACCATCATAAACACGCAAAGATAGGTTCCTATCCACTGGGTAGCACCGACCACGCTGCCATTCACCTTGAAATTGGCAAGTACGTTGGAGAGGATGAGTAGAAGAATGTAGATGGCAATCTTCTTGCTGAACTTACTGAAGAAAGCCTCGCTGGAGGCGTCTTTGTGGAGAAAGTGCTTCCACACGCTGAGAATAGTGTCGATGATGATGGCGACGCCTATCCACTTGGCAAACTCCCAGTCCTGATAGAGATACTGTGAGAAGTCGGCCACTATGGTGAGTGGCAGAGAGACGATAGATATCATTGGTAGTTTTGTCATTGTTATCCGGCTTTAATTGTGATACAAAATTACATTACTGCATCTTCTTGGCAAAGGACCGACTGAGGAGGTGGGTGCCGAGGGTGTCGGGGGCAATGCAGGAGAGCATAAGCGTCCAGCCGACGGACGACAATTCGGTGGCAACGAAGGGTACAAACTCTGCCTTATCGAGTTCGCCACGAGAGAGCCACTCGATATTGCCTTCCTCGGCATCGGCAAGCATCCAGGCATGGACTTGAGAGAGCAGACGAAGTGTAGCGTCGGAGGCAAGCATATATTCGGCAGCGTCGGCACGGTTGGTCATCTTGTTGGCTATGGTGATAGCGATGCGCTGGGTGATCTGATAGGAGTTGCGCCCGTCGGCAAGCATATTCAGTTCACCGTAATCAACGAAAAGGAACGAACCTGCCAGTTTATCGATGCGCTGCTTCAGTTCGTCAAACGACTGCCCATAGACATAGTTGGCAATTTCAGGGATGCGCGACATATCGGGAAGATTGTCAAGAGCTTCAGCAAGCTCGTTATACCCAGGGAAGTCGCTCGACCCATTGGTAAGTATAGCACGAACACCCTCTTTTGACGGATATTGTGCGAAATAGAGAAACTGATTCAGTATCATACTTCTATTTATTTTCTTCCAAATATGAAATAAAACTATCTACTTCATCTCTCAACAGTTTTAGTTTGTCGATAAAATCCGTAGTGCTATCATCTTCTGTTTTATGCAATCTGATAGCCCAATTACAATCAGACACTTGTAAGAATGTGTTTCGCATCGTGTCACCATGCCAGGTGGTATTACCATCAAAACAGATGACATTGCCTGTTGATGGGGACTCGGGCTTATTGAGCCAAACTCTTTTATTATACATAGCTATATTATTTTGTCGATTACAGAGATAGGCAGCCCCACCTCTTCACTGATTTTTAATTTATCCCAGCCAAAACCCTTCATATCTTTAACCGCATCGATGGTCTTCTTGCGCAGCACCTTCAGATAAGTAAGTACGTTCATCTGCTCTATCTGTTTTGCGTTACCAAGTCCCTCCTTGGATAGGTCGTAGAGTGCATCAGAGGCATCGGTAGTGATAGGCTGCTTGGGTTTATGAGCGAACTTAGACAGCAGAGAGAATGAAGTTTTACTGAATAGGTAATTGTTAAATGCTTGAAAATTAAACGATATAGCCGTAAGTGTTTCGAGTGGAAGTTTAGCGAAATCATTAGCTAACTCGTGCGCACGTTCAGAATTGTACTCTTTCTCTGGATAGTATAAGATTGCAGCGAGCAAAGGCAACGACTCCTCACCTCGCTCGATAAGCCCCTGTGCCTCGACATACTGAAGGGCTGTGAGCGAGCAGGTGAGCATTCCGTAGCCTGTCTCAATCTTGTAGCCTTGATAACAATGCTCGCCAATTCGGACGGCAGGGATGAGCTGCGCACAGAAGCACAGGTCCACCACATACTGGTAATCGAGCCTACGCAACACACGGGCAATGGGAATATGCAGACGATATGGATCAATGCGACGGCATAACTGGTAAGTTTCGTCATCCACACCATCCAGCACAGCGTTGTTGTCGGGATAGTTGATTTGGAACATAAACGTGAGTTGCTCGGAGATTGCCACGAGATTGGCTATCTGTTCCTCGGAGCGAAACTTATGCTTATCCCAACCCATAATGTCGCACAGCCAATTGATACGCACCTCTCCGGCAGAGAGCTTACCAGTGGCCATACGAAGCAAGTCGGCCACAAGACGAATATACTGGCGGTCGGTCATACCGTCCCAGCGGTTCGGGATGCGGTGTATTTCCCCTTTGTAGACGAGTTCTATATCCTTTGTCATGGCAGCATAATGATTTTGTCATCAGGGCGGTTATACGCAGAATTAGAGCAGAAGTCCACAGACGCGTCCGTTGCGAGCAAGGTATCGGCATTGGCGATAAGTTCCTCGGCTTCGAGGTCAAGACGGTCGGCGAGGTCGAGGGCAGCATCGTGTTCGTCCTTGCCCGAGCGTGAGGCGTGGCTGTCATCAAAGAGGTTGCGGATAGTTGGGGGGAACTCTAAGATGTCAAATCGGCGGAGCGACTTGGCAACGGTCTTCTTGACCAGCGCAAGGGTCAATATCGGCTCTATGCGCTCACGGTTTTCTACCGTGAGGCGGTCGTAGTAGGCAGAAAGACGCTCGTCGAGAGTTTCCTTCTGAAGGGGAAGAATGCGGAAGAAAAAAAAGTAAGATAGGTCTATCGGATAGATGGAGTCGAATTCATCCGCTGTTCTGATCTTGCAGACACCGATAATCTTGTAGTATCGGGACTTACGCCATAAGGCAGCAGGAGAACTGGTGTCCCCACTATTGACCTCTACCGACATAAGCTGCTGGATAATGGTATCCATAGCGTTGTAGTAGTTGTCCATATAGGAACGCTTCATTCCCTCAATCTCGTACTTATAGACATCCACGTGGTTCTTACGACGGTTGATACTGTCAAATATCAGCTGCGAAGCCATTGTCATATTGGCAATAGCAGAACGAAGGGACTCTGTCAGCGCATCGTCGGGATTAAAGGCGATGGCATTGAACACCTCGGCGGTGATGATGGTTTCCACACGCTTTCGGGCAGTTATGCCTGACGAAAGGAGGTCGTTTAAGTCCATATTCGTCTCGACACCAGGAGCGTACTTGCTGAAGGTACCGAAGTCCTTAAAAATATCTACTAAAACATTCTTCATGACTGTTGCTGATTAAGTCTGTCCTTGGGTGCTACATCTTCCTGTCGCTGCGGAACCTCACGATAGAAGCCTATGCGATATCCCTGCTGCCAAAGGTCGGGAAAATTGAGGCGGAGCGCATAATTGAAAGGCTCGCAGCAAATCTCGTCCTCTGGTGTAAGCGACATTATATATATAAGGTAGTTATAGTAAGAGTCGGAACCCGACTTGCTGATAACCCCGTCTTTGTCCACTGCCGTTATGGAGGCATCGAGTCCGACGCTCGACAGTAAGGCTTGCTCGGTGCGTTTGTCGTAGGCAATCAACGCCTCGATATATTCCTTATACTTGAGGTCGATAGTCTCTATCTTCCATTGCTGCTCATTGCCTGAGCTATCCATAAACGAGATAGAGGAATAAGCCTTTCCCTGGTTGTCAGAACCGCTCAAGTAGTCGCCTATCTTTCGCAGCTCCAATCGCATATACTCCACAAGCAGCGACTCCCTATATTCCGTGCCAATACCGATACCGTTGTATTTAACCAGCTCCTGCTTCTTCGATTTACGGATTTTGTTCTCCTCGCACAACTTCATCAGTTGGTTGCGCTTGCTCGATACCCACGCATTGGGGATAATGATGTGTATCTTGGCTGCGAGCGAGTTACGCAGGAAGGAGTTAATATAGGTTGCGGTCTTGTTGCTACCCTGGATATAGGGGCGTGCGCCTTGGTGGGTTTCGTTCACGCCGTAGAACTCATCGACCGATTTCTCCCGATGGTGGGAAATGGCAGCGTACTGGTAGTTGTCTACTTCTGACAAATTGAACTTAGGATATATCTTGTAGCTACTTGCGCCATAGGTCCACCTGCCCACCGCTATATGGCGAAAGTCGCTGTAACTCATCATCTCGTAGGCTACATCCTGCCGTGTAGTGGCAAGACGGCAGTGTTTGTTCTCCACCGCTTCCAGCCCAGCCACTGGCTGCATCCCCAATCGCTTACCACGGGTGAAACGCCACTTCACGAAGAAGTCGCCAAAATAGTAGAAGTTCTTGATGCAGGTCTTAGCGAAAGCCTGTGCCGATGTTTCCATTCCACGCTCACACCACGTATTGATCCACTCGTCCCACTGGGGCAGCGCAAGGTACTCACGCTTCATCTTGCCACCCTCTATCGTCTGCATATAGGCACATGGACCATGACCGTAGAGCATCTTAATCTCCTTGCTGTATAAGCGTGGCAGCAGACGGTTCTCCTTGATCTCCGCCGTTACTTCGTCGCAGAGTGCGTTGTTCACGCCACGCATACATACTTGATACCCATTGACACTGAGCCACTGGTGTTCGTGCATGACTAACTGTCTGCCCTGCGGTACGAGCAGTCCAGGTGTTTCAAACACCTGCTTGCCCTCGCCTATCTGAAAGGATAGTACGTTGCCGTCCATGATATATGTACCGGCATTGCCGTATAGTTCTATACTGTCTGTCATAACCAATTTATCTTGTGTAGTTTATATCCATCCTGTGGGAAGCCCATATACCTGATGAGTATGCGGTAGCACATCTTTGGCTCTCCATGCTCGTCCTCAAACAGAAAGTAGTTCTCCGAGTCCACGCCAAACCTATCCTGTGGTAGCTGGGTGCGGTACTTGCAATGTGGTTTCACTATGAGCTTATCCCCAGCCACGCCCTGCGACCTCGAATAGGGGAAGAAGCACAGCGTGAAGTCGCCACTGGGGAGCTTGCTAATCTCCCTTGCCCACTGCATCGCATTGATGCCATCCATTTCGATTGCCTTCTTCATCACTTGCGAAATTACGCAATTCCCCTATGGGGGCAAAGGACGGCAAATGGGGGCTGGCGTCATATTTCCGTACTTTTGAGGGGTTGCACCTCAATATCCAAAATCAGCGGTGCGTGGTGATTTCCGTCGCTTGTTTTATTTCGTTTTTGATTTTCAGAACGCAAACCGTTGATTTTCAACAAAGTAACTTTTTGACCTATGTAAATAGCCCTCGTTATTGCCTATTTTTGCCAACTTTTTATGTTGCTTTTGCTACATTATTGGGGCTTAAATGGCTATGTTTTCGGGCAAATCATCGGGATAACTGCTTAATTCTTTCTTGATAAGGTCGGAATAAAGGCCATAAAGCAGGTAAATCATTGCACTTGGGAGCTGCGTCGTTAGCCCTGGTCGCCGTTTCAGTTCCTCCTTCTTCTCCGAGGCTTTGTCAAGCTCTATTTTGCCGTTGGTTTTCTTCAGCGGGCTGATAAGAATCGCACTGCACAGGTTAGGACACTCGTTCTCGTCGATGCGCACCTTTGGGAGCAAGGAAAGTTTCTCGCCAAAGAGTAACTGACAAAGTCGGAACTGCTGCCAGTGGTAAATGGTCGGTGCGCCATCGTTGTAAAGGATAACAGAAAAGCCGTAACTCTCCAAGGCTGCTTTCATCGTGAGCGAGTCGGTGGTTATCTGCTCTAATTCCTCACGTGTCTTGTTACCGGCACGGTCGGGGTAGAGGTGGATAACCTTATTCACGGCATCCGTACCGAAGAAAGAGTACACCTGCTGTGCAAGATTCTGCTGGTCGTCGGGTATGTATGCCCAAAATTCCTTGATGATGTCAAAGCGGTTACCATAGTCTTTCTTCTGTCCCACGATGAGCGACTGGAAGTTGCCCGGGTCGTAGCCCATATAGAGCGGTTCTCGCTTATCGTAGTGTCGCAGGTAGCGTGCCGTGAGCAGGAACTGGTCTTTGAGGTCGAATTTCAGTATCTGGTCGTAGATATAGCTGTCCTTAAACTGATGCCGCTCGTGGTCGTAGGTAGTGAAGAATTTATTGGTTACCTCCTTGTGGCGAATGGCGCAGATAGCCGTGAGGAACTCATCCATATCGAGCGTGTCGAGCTGTGTCTTGAAGAACTTAGGGCCGAGAATATCCTTGTTACAGAACGATGAAGCACGAATATAATAGATGGCATTACGGCGCATATCGGCAAGGCGAGGCTTCCAGCGTGCCACAAAGGCATTGAGCCGCTCGTTCTCCAGTCGTATCTTCTCCATCACGACGGGGTTCTTGGTGTTGCGCAATTCCTGCTGAAGGGTGAACAGCTTGTATAGCGACTGGTTGATGGCAAGAGACACGCTGGCTATCTCCTCGATGAGCTGGCGGTCCATCTTGTTCTCATATTCCTCAAACCAATCGTCCTCACCCAAATCGACACGAGCCGTATCGCTCACACCGGTAACACCCTCGTAATAGGCCGACCGTCTGATCTCTGCCGAGCCACCACGGAGCGAGGGGAACAGACGCGACTTCAGTTTCTCGCCGCTGTTGTGCTTCATCTCCTCCACAAAGGCGTGAACGGCGTTACGACCTGCCACACTCTCGGGCTGGTCGGAAGACACGAGTTGCAGGTGCGCCCCGTTGCGGAAGATAACCGAGTGCTTGGCGTAGGCTATGGGGTAACGGGGACGACGGAAGTGCGAGGGCAGCTTTGACTCGCCCACCACATAGTCGATGCCATACTCCAGCATTGCCCTCTGCTTGCCGTTCACCATAACGGGGCGAGAGAACGAAGCCTGAATGTTCGGCCATACGTTTGTCATTAGGGCCACGTAGGTCTTATGTACCAGGAATGACAACTCTCCCGGCATATCGTTCGCCACACGGATGAGCCGTGGCACTATCACTCCCTCCGTCTTACCAGTGGCGCGGGCCCACTCGGCATACAGCATATTGGGGTCGATGATGTTCGCCAGCAGCTGCACGTGGTTCATATAGTAATGCTCAAAATCGAGCGTACTGTTCTCGGTTGGTTGTATATCAGTCATTGGGCAGTTCCTCCACTATTTCGGCATCCTGAATATCAGCATCACGCAGCAAGCGTTTCTTTTCCTTGTTCTCGATAGGCAGACCGTCTATGAGCGTAACGTAGAAGCCATCGTTGTGCTTCTTGGCAATTTCCTTGAGGTTCTTCTTCGAGAAGCCAAGTTCCTCGGGGGTTAGCTCAGGAGAAATTAAGAAGAGAACTCCTAAGTCCCTGTCTGCCTCTGCTATCTCTGAAGACCTACGACGGCATTCCAAGGCAGCGTCATAGCACGACTTCATACCCTTATAGTCGCGATTGAGGGCACAGAGTTTAGCAAGATCCTCATACTTGTTGGCAAAGTTGCTTTCCCAAACTTTAATGGGGACATTACAATCCACCTGAAAGTAGTTGATAGCCTGATAGATTCTCGCCATACAGGTGCGTTCCTCTATCTTTATCCGTTGCTCTGCATTGATACGGAGCTTCAGTTTTTTGGCTGCTCTTGTTATGTTACGCTCATGCTCGAATATCTCTGCAGACCATTGTAGTTGCTGTAAGAACAACTTTATTTCCTGTGGAATACCCTCGCAGTCCCCATTCGTCAAGAATGCGGATATAAGGTCAGGGTGTATGGAGTCTAACTTCTCAATTTCACTTTTCATATTCCAAAGAGTTTCATACGCAGGTCTTTTTCGGCACGCTCATTCTTACGTTCCTCAAGCAAGGTAATGGAGTCGTTGTCTCCTTTCTCCGCTTTCTTGGCAAGCTCTGCGTCAATGTTATATTCGCCAAGCGCAAGCCCTTGTTGGTATGCCTCGCAATACACATCACCAGGCATAGCTATACGATACAGCAAGGCTATACGCTTAGTATTCCTCAGACCGAGCAGCTGGCAGATACGTTCGGGGGTATAATTCAATGCCCCGAACGTTCTGACTTGATTTATATACTCATCTGTGAGAATTTCTTTCTGTGTTAATTCTGACATAGAATTATCTTTTTGGTGTCATCCTCTGATAAGACATTGCCGTCCCTCTCCAATAGAACTGGCTGTTGGGGAAACATTGCCATGTATCTTCGTACAGTGGCAGACACGTATTTCGGGTCTATTTCCATTCCGTAGCCGATGCGGTCGGTCTGTTGGCACGCCATAATAGTAGAACCTGAACCAGAGAACACATCAACAACAATATCGCCGTTCTTGGTGCTGTTGGTAATAGGATATGCCATCAGCGCAATAGGCTTCATCGTGGGATGAATCCTATTGGCTTTTGGCTTATCGAAATTCCAAATGGTTGTCTGCTTCCTGTCTGAGTTCCAAAAGTGGGCTGCGCCGGGCTTCCAACCGTATAAGCACGGTTCGTGCTGCCATTGGTAATCCTGACGTCCCATCACAAGGGAATCCTTTACCCAAATACAGCATTGCGCAATCTTGAATCCTGCTTCTCGAATGGCTCTACGGAAGTTCTCGCCTTCAGAGTCCGCATGGAATACATAGAAAGAACCTCCTGCTTTGACAATGGAAAACATCACGTTGAATACAGACTGCAAGAAGCGGAGGAACAAATCATTCTCCATTGAGTCGTTCTGAATGGTAAGTTTACTATCTCCGCCACCTTCATAATTTACATTATAAGGAGGGTCTGTGAGAATTATATCAGCAACTCGTCCATTCATCAGCGTAACAATATCCTTTTTTGAACGACAGTCTCCACACATCAGTCTATTGTTGCCAAGTCGGAAGACATCACCAGGACGGGCAAAGACATCACTATCCTCTTGTGGAATGGTATCAACGGTGTCCTCTTGTATCTCTGTTGTGTCATTCTCTGTGGCAAACAACTTATCAGTTCCGACAGAGAAATCATTTTGCTTTACCTCATAGCCAAGGTTGAACTTGGCAAGGTCATCGCCACTAATATTGTACTTCGTGAATAAAAGGGTATCGGGATTCTTCTGTGCAAACTCTGAGTTATATGCAGCGATTTCCTCTACTGCTTCTTTTTTATTAGAAGCCTGTATTTCCTCATAGGGAATGTCGGGAATCTTGAAGCCATAGGAGCGAAGCCCGAGAAGAGCCTTCCTTCTTTGGTGTGCATCGATAATCCACAGCTTACCGTCAGGGTCTTTCCACACTTTGAATGAATACTTGAAGCCACGAGTGATGATGAGCATCTGCAACTTCGATAATTTGTCTGCATCAGGCTTTTTGAAATCTTCCTGAAGTTCGATAAAAGAGTCCAGCGGGGCAGTAGGAAGGCCACCCAAATTAAAAACTTTTATGCTATTTTCCATTGTCATTATTTATTATGTTGTTCAAGAACCATTTTGAAAAGTCGCTCCCTTTCCTGATGCCTTTCGAGGTTCTTTCGGTCGGCGGTGCGCTTATCCTTTCTATCGCTTCGTTTGAGATAGGAGCGATAACGCTTGATGTTGTCGAGCACATTCTTATGCTGACGGAGGAACTCGGCAGGGTCGGAGCGGAGCAACTTGATGAGCTGGGCAATCTCGGAGCGTCCGAAGAGTATAGGGTGCTTACAGAGAAACTTGCCCGTATCATTGAACGATTGCAGCTCGGCAAAGGCCTGATTGTTTCTTATCCTTAGCTCTGCCATATCAGCTACGGCCTGCGCTGTGGGATTTTTATCAAGCACTTCGTCGAGCTGCTTCATCTGTCGCCAAGTGTTGATGCGGTCGTTGTAGATGACGGTTGCCATCTGCACGTCGGCATCGAGAAGATTAGTCCAGTCTACTTTTGGGTACTCTTCTTCTTTGGTGAGGTACTTTTTTTTTCAGTTGCTGGCTGCTCAGCTTCTTCTACTGCCTCTGTGGAGGTTTCCTCTTGGGGTTCTTCCACCTCTTCAGCTTCTGTTGCTGGAGCTTCTTCAGGAACCGTTACCTGCTCCGCTTCCTCGGCTGTTTCTGTGGGAGTCTCCTCGTTGGGTTGTTCCACTTCCTCGGCTTTAGGTGCAGGAGTTTCGTCGGTAGGCTTCTCATCAGCAGGATTGTCGTCATCCTTTTGGGTTTCGTCCTCTTGTTTCTCGCCAAGGGCAACTGGAATCTCATTCTTCTCATCTTCAGGATTCTTTTCGCCATCAGGGTTAGGGTTCTCATTGCCATTAGGGATATTGTCTGTTTCTTTCTCGGCTTCTTGTGCTGCAAGGTATTCACGGCGGTTGCGAACAATCTCGTCGTGCGTAACAACATCCAGCAAATCGAACAGAATGTCCTCGGCGTTCTTGCTTGGGGCAAGACCGTAGCGAATGAGATTGCTGTTGCCTGGAGACTTTTCTTTCAATAGCGCAAGGTCGGCCTCGGCAGCCGAGGGGCTTGACAGCTGGCGAAAATGATTGAGTTTCTCTTTTACACTATACATAATTAAAGGAATTAAAGGAATTAGAGAAGTTACCCTCTCTAACCCCTAAAGATTATACTTCGGTACGAGATACTTCGATTAAGGTCGTTGTATCAAGGATGCGGAGTGTAAGGGTTGCCCCTTCCTTCGCCGTCCATGTAGCACCATTCTCCAGCACGAAGGTAGTGCCGTCGGTAACGGTAGCTGGCTTATCAGTTCCTGCGCCAACAAGGGTGATGTAGCGACCCTTATCGGTGGCAGTAAGACCTGAAACAGTGGCGATAACCGCTGCCGAGCCTGTGCCGTTGGCAATCTTATAGGTGTTGGAAGATGCCGTGATGGCAATCTCCGTAGCACCTGCCGACACCTCCGTCGATGCGTTCATAGCAGGGTTGCCTGTGTAAATCAGCGGTAAGTCTACCGATGAACGCTTGAAGGTAAAGGTGGTGTACCGGCCGTCCTTATCGTCCTTGGTCTCTGTGTTCGAGAGGATGATAGGGCGTTCCAACTCTCCGATGATATACCATTCCTTCGACTTGATGTGTTTGAAGAAGATAATGAACTTGCCACCACCATACTCCTCGATGAAGTTGTAGAGCGGAACTCGTGCGCCACCCATGATGATAACAAACTGGTTTTCGCCTGTGGTAGTGATGTCGCCCTTCTCGGTTGTTCCTGTGAATGTAGGAATGTCGTGTGCCTCGAAGTAGTGCGGTATCTCTCCCTTCTTCAACGGAATTGGTGCAACCTCACGCTGTGCGTTGGGTTGTGGGAACTCCTTGGTGCGGTCGATCTGGTCGAGGGCAACAAGATAGACGATGTAAGAGATGTCGCTACCGTGGGTATCACGGTCGGACACATCGTCGATATGACCAAGCATGGCCATGGAAGCTAACGAGAGACCGGAACCTGCTGCTGCACCAATCGAATGGTCCACCAAGGCACCCAGTAGCATGACCACGCCGAAGACCGCAAACATGACCATGAACATATTGCGAGCCTGACGATTGGCGTAGTTAAGTCCCTTCAAAGGATTGTACGCACGGTGGCGTTTTTGAATTTTATTTCTAATCATTGTTCTTTTTGTTTTTGCAGGGAGCTGCCCTAAAGCAGACTCCCTACGTTCAACTATCATTTAACTAACAACTAAAAAATGGCCGAGGTTTATCGTCCGCCCGGAACATTAGGCTGCAACTCCTTGTTGATGGTGCGCTTGCCACCTACGCAACGCTCCAGCTCACGGAAGTTGCCATCGTTGCCGATGATAACCATAATGTAGTCGCCTACCTTCGAAGCCGTGAAGGCATCCGAAATATTGGCAAACTTACCAGACTTGGCAATCTTTGGAAGATGCTCTGCCACACCAGCCTCGATGCAGTAGGCTACACCATTCTTAGCATTGACGATGTCGGTAATGGTATCGGCGGTGGTGGTTGCACCTGTAACCTGCCAAAAACCATCATTGCCGTCCACCTTATCCTTAATGGTTGCAGCGAAGAGGTTGATGAAAATCTGCTGCCATTCGTAGGCGTTCTTATCCATAGCATCACGGCTATCGAAGCGACGACCTGTGAATGAAGCCGAACAGCCTTCCTTCCAAGTGCTCCACGCACGTACCTGCTCCATCTGCTCCTGCATCTTCATTGCGAGCATCTCTCCAGGGATGTACTCCAAGAACTGGAGGTTACCAGGCTGATGCAACATCATGAATGGGAGCTGGCCGAGGTAAGGCAACCAAATGATATGCGTGGTGGTGTCAGGCACTACGTTGAGCGCACCCATCGGACCCGTGAAGTCGGTATCCTTACCATAGGTAGTGCGGACATTCTTAATCCACCAGCCCTGATGGTTCTTGTTGAGGTAGATAACGTGCTGGTCGATATCCATATCCTCGGTAACGGTGCTGCGGACATCGGCAAGGAACTCCTGAACGGCAGCCAACATCGTTGCCTGTGTATAGCTGCGGTAGTCCTCGTCCACGTGTGGCTTGATGTCGTACTGATGCACGTAGCGCAACAAGGTATAGAGGATACCTGTTCCTGCATTGAGGTAAGAACCTGCGACACCTGCCTCGGGCTTCACATAGATGCCACGCATACGGCGTTTGTTCTGCTCCACCTGTGCAGTGGTGAGGGTGTTGAGCAACTGATACTCAATCATTGTCCACTTGATAGGGTCAGAGCCTTCCTTGTTGAGATAACCGATGTACTTGCGTTCCAACTCCTTCATTGGTCCCCATTCCATCTTGATCATAGCATCATCAACGTAGCCCATGTGGTTCTCGATCTTCATACCACCCTTGAAGACTTCACCGGTCTGATAAGCCTGTGAAACCTCGTCAAAGAAGGCGTTGAAGACAAGACCTCTATCCTGATAGCCGTAGGCCACTGGGAAGTACTGGGTCATATCACGGAGCTGGAGCACACGAGCGATGAGTGCGTCCTGTCGAAGAACAATGAACTGATCGCCGACACCTGCTTTGTCTACACCCTCATAGTTGGTGGCATACTTACCAGCAGCCAATGCAGGAGCGTCGAGCAACTTATTCTCCTGAAGATACTGATAACGAGCCTTGAGCGACTTGGCAAAGCCATAGGCAGCTTTGTAGAAGGCAACACCGTCTACCTGTTCGTCTACTTCAGGCAAGGCTGCGGCAGCACGAGGATTGGCGGCAATCTTATTCCAGCGATCCTGCATCGAGAACATTGGGTGTTCCACACCGAAGAGATACTTTGGCGTGTTGCCAAAACCATTGATACTAACAGGAGAAACCGTAATGGTCTGTGCTGGTTTGTCCTCTTCAGGCTTCTTTGCAAGTGCCTGGAAGTCGGCACGCATACCATTGAGCGACTCAAGGATACCTTCAAGAGTGGCATTGCTTTGTGGCTGCTCACCTTCAGGAGCCTCGCCTTCATTAGACGCAGGATCCACTCCCTTGATAACAGACTGAATGGTGTTGAGCATCTGCTGGAACTCGGCAGCCTGCTTTGCGGTCTGCTTGGCTGCCTGTTCCGCAGCAAGGTCATCATTCAGAGTGGTCTGATACTTCTTCTGGTATTCAGCCACAACAGAATTGAACTCCTCTTGAGAAAGAGTCTTGTCCTCGAACTTCTTGCCGAGCTGCAAGAGGTCAAGAACGCTTTTCAACTTTTCTTTGAAATTCATAATAAACTAAAAACTAAAGAATTAAATATTGTATATGGCAGTCTTCAATTTGTTGGCGTTGGAATATTCGCTTCCCATTGTCATTGCTTCTGCTACAGCTTGCGCCATAGTTCTGCTACCATCAGTAAGCCCTATCTCCACAGCCTGTGGTGTGTAGAAAGTCTCGCCACGAAGCACAGGAGCATCGTCGGGCAGCTCTGCCAGCGACTTACGCTGTCCCCTTACCTCTGCGAGGAACTGGGCATTTAGAGGGTTGAGAATATTCTGAACGAATGCTTCATCGTTTCCGTGACGGAGGTCATCGAAGGTCTTATTTTTGAGGTCAGAGTTGGTAGCCTTGGCTTCTACTTTCTTGATACCGAGTTTGGCAAAATAATCCTCGAAGTCGTAAAAGCTACACATCGTGCCGATGCAACCTGCGTAATCGTTCTCCGTCAGCGCATAGATACGGTTACCATGACAACCGATATAGTATCCTGCCGAACAGCACATCTTCTCATAGAAGGTAAGGATTGGCTTTTGACAATTGCGGAGCGTTTCGCTCAGGCGGTCAAGATACCACGCCTCGCCACCAGGCGAGTTGATGTGAAGGAAGTGGCACGAAATCTGTGGGTTGGCTTCGGCAGCGAGGAGGTCGGTTTCGAGTTGCTTGGAAGAAAACCACCAATAACTCTCTGCCATCACTGTGCCGAACACACGGTGGTAGGCAATAGAGTTATCGGGGAGCTGCTCATCGTCGAACTCATCGGTAAGCGTTACAGCAGACCCCTCTTCCTGTGCAAGCACCTTGATGAGTTCCTGAAGGGCAGTATGGGTTTCAAACTGATACCAAGTGTGGTTTTTCAAATAGGTCTCTATCTCGGCTTTAGAAAAGCCAAGTGCAGACTTCGGGTCTGCCTTATCGTCAATTTTCCCATGCAGAGGAAAAACGGAGATCATGGCTTGACGGAAGCCATCTACCGTTATCCATAGTGGCTTACCTGATACAAGTAGGTTCTGTAATTCGTTCATCAACTTATTTTTGATGCGAATTTACCATATAATAAGGTGTAGGCAAAAGACCTACAAAAGAGGGTCTGTAAGCATTTTGCACTTTATAACGAGGTTGGCGGAGGTGAGATTAGAGGAAATCTGAACTCGTGCAGGAATATCGGAAGTGCCTATAAGATGAGTTTTCCTATCTGATGTCTTGATTGTAACAATGGCACTTCGTTCAACAGAGAATACCCTGCGAACCTCCTCGTCGGGGAGGTCTATCACTAAGGTCTTATCACAGTTCCAATAATTACCGGCATCATTGTCAGTAAGTTGTGGTATATAGGAGAAAGTGTCTGCGACAAAATCATACACATTTTTCTTTCCGTGTTTATCCGGATTAACAAGACGCACTTGAACGGCATTTAAGAACTCTAACATAGTCTGCGATATTTGAATGACAAAAACAATAGTTCGGTCTGTATTAAAAAACTTTAATTGGATGCAACTTTTTGGTATTTGCGCACCTTCTTAGGTCTGAGGCGGTTTCGGAAACGATAATAATTCTTCAAGAGCGCATCTGAGGAGATAGACTTCAGCTGATAGGTGTGAATGAAATCGTAGATGACATCAAGGTTCCTACGCTGCCTACCGAATTCCTCGTTCTCCAGCAGAACACGGTGCAGCTCAAAATTGAACATTCGTCGTATCTGCGTCTCTATCTCCTTAGCTGCGGCCACGGAGAGGTAGTTGTAATAAGCAGGGTCTTTCCAAGGGCTGCATACTGTTCCTGCCTTTCGGAGTGGTAGATGAATGCGGAGGTTGCCGTCTACGACATTGGGCTGGTTGGTGCGCTGCTTGGTCATATGCTCCCAAACGCAGAAGTATAAGTCTGTGCTACATGGTATCTTGATACCACCAGTGGTCGCAGCCTTCCCATATTTTGCAGAGATGTATTCTGCGAGGTACTGTTCTATCCGAATAGACACCACACGTTTTTGAGCCCATTTTTTTCTCTCCATACTCATTTTTAGTTTTTTACGTTCCTATCGTCCTACATTCCTACAATTTAAGATTTAATAATGCAAAGATACTGATAATCAGTGTAATAATAAAATTTTATCACTCTTTTGTTTGTCTATATCACTCAAAAATATCGTCCTACAAACCTACAAAAAGGCATATTTTGTAGGAAGAGAAAACCGTAATCGAGAAAAGCACTAAAAAACCTATTTCCTACGACGTCCTACAAACCTACAAACTTTATCAATTCAACCTACATACTAATAATAATACATAACTATTTGATTTATAAAGATATATATAAGATTATAGGTTTGAAAATAATTTGATTTGTAGGATTGTAGGATTGTAGGACGGTGTTTTTCTGAAAATTATTTTTCAAAACTCGTGTTTTCCTTGCTTTTTTGAAATTTTAGGGGGTACGGGGGAATTTGCGCCGATTTCGTGAGGTGTAGAAATGAAATAAGCCGTACCTATTCATCCGAACTGGCACGGCTCAATTGAGGAAAATTATAGCCTATTTTGGGCTGGAAATAATATGGTTTTTCTTTGGTAATATCGGCTTTTTTTAGTACCTTTACATAGTTAAATTGGGGGATTACATACTTGTTTTAGTATATTTTATCAACCTCGTTTTAATATGTTAGAATGGTCTATCATCACCGTCTGAAGGAGGGAAAGGAAGATCCTGTGTAGTTGTTGTATGTATGTTTGTCTGAACATTCTCTTCCTTCTTGGGTTCTGGCTCAGGTGCAAATGTTCGCCTGAAATCGATGTTATATAGTTCTCTGAACTTGTCATAATCGATGATAACAGCACTTGTAGATGTACTCTTTGGTTTCATAACCTTAACCATAGTCTCCTGATCATCAGCTCTCGCTATCTCAATACTTTCCTCCCATGTGAATCGGCGTGAGGGGACAGTGCCGATGTATGAGGGGTGGCTGCGTAGGTTCTGCTCGATGGTAGACAGCGTGCTGCCCTCACTATTATATCCGCTACGGTCGAAGATACTGAATACAGAACTGAGGCGAATAAACATAATATTCGTATCCGGCTCAAATGTGAATGTATGCTGATCGCCTCGGGAATCCTTGCCAGTAACCTTCTTTGGCTGCTCGATGAGGAACTCACGACCCTCGATGACCTGCTTCGTGTCAATCATATTGTTGACAGCCGTGAAGAACATTGCCAATTTATCTGTGCTACGGATGAGAGAGAGCTGGAATCTGATTTTCTCTTGCGCAATCTTGAAGAACTCTGCGTATGTAAACGGAAGCTGAAGGCTGGAATATTGCTCTATCAATTTCACTGTTCCGAGGAACAGCGAAGCAGTCTTCATTAAACGGTCCATTTCGCCCGAGTTGATAACATCTTGCTTCAGCTCATTGTACGCCTCTTGCTTGAGATGGCGGAAGTGGTCCATAAACATTGGGCGAAGTTCCAATATCTGAAGCAGCACATTTGACAGTCCCACCTTATTTGGGTCTTCAATAGTCTTCAATTCCTCGAAGATACGAACTTCCTCCTGTGTTCTGTTGCGAGGCTTGGGTACTTCGCACACAATAACACGGCTCATCAAAGCATTGTCATCACGCTGTGGGGTCTCCTGACCGCAGATAACGACTGGGGCAAACACTTTATCATTTTCTATTTCCCTTCCTGATGTACCCTTACGCTTCTGCTTTCCATCACCGTCATATACGATACCTTTCAATGCTTGAAACTTATTATCGCTGATATCCTTGTTATTGTATTCGTCAAGTACGACTGGGACATCCTTGAACATACCCATAATGGTGGCCATGGCTGCGTCGGTACCTGTATTCAGGTTGAAGATAGGAATATTTGGGGAAATGAAGAGTGAGCGAATGGATATGGCAATCTGTGTTTTACCTGAAGACATCGGACCCATAAAGAAAGGAGCTGTGAACAATCGGTCGATGCAGTGGATGTTGCTTCGAAAGGCGCACATAATGGCGAAGATAAGTGCCCACTTGCCATTGTCGTTGATTTTATAGACCTGATCCATCAACGATGCCCACTTCTCGAAGGTTACCCTTTTCTCCGCAGGAACTTCCTTATATACCAGTTGGCTGATAAGCTCGTACTTATCCGATTGCTTTCCACTGCCAGCATATATCGTTGAGAATGCTGGCAGATAGTAGTTGTTCTTGTTGTGTGTGACAACTCCCAGTTCATTGACTGGCTCAAACTGCCATTTCCCCTCTACGTTGTGGAATATACCGTTGGCGAATGCGAAGAATTGTTCGTCTGCCTTACGGCTCATACCCTCGCTCTGCTGATTGCCGTATGTCTTGACCTCTGAACACATCACGAAATGTCGGCTCATATATGTCTTGATGGCTTTCCATTGCCATTCCTCGCCATTGAAGTTCACGGCTTCGTAATTGATAAGCACTTCCTCTATTGATGACATCTTCAGCATTGCCTTGGAAGGTATCTCTATGTAAATGGGGGTGTCATAAAAGCGACGGTTAATACGAAGCACACGCTTGTTTTGCTCGAAGTCATCAGAAAAAATGTGAAGCAGTGGAGTCATAAAGAAGTCGGCTACCTGTGTCATTCCATTGCCGTTTTTATTCCGGAACATATAGCAAACAGGCTCGCTTTTCTTATTTAGGCGAGGGTAGTAGCCACATTCTTTCCACATCTTTCGGTAGTCCTCATTCTCCATCACATAATCAGGAGGCTCGTTTACATCGAACTCCTCGTCGTCAAGGTTATCCGCTTGCATACTCACCTTCATCGCAGCCTTGCGCTTGGAAACGAAAGGCTTTCTCAGTTCATCAAACTGTCCCTTGGTGAGTTTCAGGTTTGAACAGTAGTGATTGCGGTTTACCGTGATTACCGTATCCTCGGCATAAGATGTGAGTTCGATACACCGAGAGACGAGGGGGACTTTATCTCCTTGGAAAGTTTCTAAGAACCTGCCATGCAGCCCGATGTAATAATCAACGAACGAACCAGTGGAGTCGTTGTAGGTCATCTGAATGTTGATGCCTGAACGAAACATCTCGGCAAGCGTGCTTAAATAGTCGCTCTCCTCGCCGTCTGCGTTAATGCTACAGCCAGTCTCTGACGATGCGAAATAGCAATAGACACGGCGTAGCTCCTGAATATCGTTGCTGGATGGGCGACCAGCTACATAGACGATAGGTTCTTCGCCATAACCGTCAAGAAATTCCTGCATAACCGAGGTAAGAATACCAGGGCGGTCGCTTTCAATGTTCTCCTTGAGCGCATCAATACCGAAGATACCCGACTGTGTCTTTGTTTGGGGCAATGCTTCCTTTACCTTGGCACGTAATCCTCTGACCTTATCATCGATGATGCCGATCTTGCTCTTGAAATCTACCGCTATGGACTTGATATACTCCAATCTCAGAGCTGCGTCCTGAACGCAAGCAACAAGCGAACATATCGTATTGAGGCAGTCGGCAATAACAGTCTCGTCCTTGCAGCCGTGAGGTATCATCATTCTTTTGAGAGCCTTTGGGAAAGGTTCTGTCAGTTCCTTGAGCTTTTCTTGCGTCGCTTCTCCATTAGCTTTGGCAAATTCGTCGGGGTCTGTTCCTTTCGGGAGACGAATACATTTGACCTTTGCCCCGGCTTTCAATAGCAGCTCACAATTCTTCAGCGAAGCCTTGACACCTGCTGCATCTGCGTCATAGACCATGACGATAGAGTCCGTGAAGCGAAGAAGTAGCTTTATCTGGTCATCTGTAAATGCAGTTCCACTTCCACCGATTACGTGCTCCACGCCAACCTTATGAAGGGACATAACATCGAACTGGCCTTCTACAAGATAAGCGTAGCCTTTTTTGCCGATGGCCTTTCTTGCCTGGTAAAGACCAAAAATGTGCTTACCTTTTGTAAAGAGGGGTGTTTCCCCTGTGTTCACGTACTTACCAACACCCTCCCTTGGTGTAATGATACGTCCTGAAAAACCGATAATATGTCCCTGCATATCATAGAAAGGGAACATTACACGGTCTCTGAATCGGTCGTAGAACCTACCTTCAGTAGAACCGACAACATCGACTTCCTTTAATCGGTCGAGTGAATACCCAGCTGTGGTAAGCGTGTTCATTGCGACATTGCCTACAGGGGCATATCCTACACCGAAGTCGGACAATGCTTTGTCATCTAATTTGTACCCACGGTTATTCAAAAAACTCTCGGCTTGAGATAGATTCTTTTGGAAGAACTTGGCTGCTGCCTCGATAGCAATCCGCTGTGCTTCCTTTTGCTTATACTTGGCTTCTTCTTCAGGACTCATTTCCTTCTGTGGGAACTCCAATCCAGCTAAGGTTGCGCACCATCGCAGAGCTTCGATGAAACTTAAATTAAGATGGTGTTGGACGAATGCGATAACATCACCGCTCGCTCCGCACACAAAACAATGGTAAGTTTGCCTTGAAGGGCTTACCACCATAGACGGTGTATGATCATCATGGAACGGACAGACTCCTTTATAGTTCACACCAGCTTTATGCAAGTGTGTAAAGGACTCGACCACATTCACGATGTTCAAAGCCGATTTTACCTTTTCAATAAATAACTTATCTACCATATTATTTTTCCTCAAATAATTCTAACTGGCGTGATTCCAACGCTTCTTGAATGGTTATACCCAAATATTCCGCCACTGCGGTGTATTCCTTTCCTGTGATGGACTTCCTTCCATAGTACAAGTCCCACCAACGGCGTTGCCCTATGCCAGTTTCTTTATAAAAAGCCCTTGTAGGGGTAAATTCTTCGGGATGCCTGAACTTCAACTTCAGCATCTCCATCAATAAATTGCGTTTAACCAATGGGCCAGGAGTCATTCTCCTGCGCAGAACAAAAAGTCTGACGGACATCGGGCTGCGACCAAGGTAGGCAGCCATATCCTCAAACGAGACCTTGCCAAGGCTTTGTTGGATATACTCAGCCTCTTGTGCGGTCCACCGCTTATTTTTGCCATTACTTTTCATGCTTCATTATACTATTGAATTCCCTGTCAAATTTCCAAATTCGCAGACGGTCAGCTTTGTCTACATGACCAAAATTGCACTGGACATAGGTTTGTAATGCAGTGCGGAGCAGTTTAAGCTCTTTATCCGTGAGTTCTTGTATGGAGTAATTTCCCCAGCCATCTTTGTCAATGAACATTTTTTAGAAAATTTCTTAATGTTTTCGCGACTCCCTCTCTCCATCGTTTTCGCCAAGTAGGGGTGAATACTGGTTTTACTTTGAAATTACCACGAATACGGATTTCTTTTGCGCCAGCCTTTCTTTTGGACAGCTTCATAGTCTTTCGTATACTGATCATTGTTAATCGAATTTAAGGTCATACAATTTATTTCGATTAAGAGGATACCCTTTTACGCTTTCCCATACACCATCCTCGTTGGGTGCGATATATGCTTCTTTTTCTATACTGGTAGTGAAAGCGCGACCGTGTTCATCCCATACGATTCCTTTGCTGCCTTGGTGTGCAATGACTTGCCGGACATCTGAATGTCTCAATTTCATCTCATCGATAACGATACCTACATTTAATGCAGCAATAGCTGTTTCAAAGTCTTTTGTCTTCATAAGTTTGTTGTTTTAGTTTCACATTCTTTTTTAAGGGAGTATTGAACATACTTTTTCAGTTTAAGGCAATACAACCCATTGATGCAGTTGCGATGGAACTCGCAGCTTTGACACTCACTATGCATTGGGCCACAACTCCTTTTCTGGAATATTCAGATACTCTGAGATAACCTTTCTTTTCAAAGCATCAGGAACAAAGTCTCCTCGAAGCCATCTGTAGACCGTACTCTCGTTCACACGACACAGTTTTGTCAAATCCATAATCACCTCGTTCCTCTGATTTGGAAGCGATTTAATGTACTCTGTAAATTTCATTTCTAATCTTTTTTTAATGTTTTCATTGCCACATCAATAATTTTAGTTATTTTCGTAGCGCAAAAATTCTTTCGTAGCGCAAAGTTGCAACTTTTATTTGATATAAACAAATAAATGGGTGATTATTTCTCCCATTTTTAATAATTGACCAAAAATGGCAGAAGGAACTATTACAGACAGAATCGTACAGATTATGGAGAAAGAGGGGCATACGGTTAGTACGTTTGCCCGAAAGTTGGGAATATCCTGGACTTCCGCAAATAATATTATATCAGGGCGAAATGCACCAAATTATGAAACGATAGTAAAGATAATCGAGAGTTTCGACAATATAGATGCTAACTGGCTGGTTATGGGACAGAAAGGAGTAAAAGGAACTGATGCAGAAAAGCTGTATTCTATCATATCCACCCAACAAAAAACCATTGAAAACCAGCAAAAAACGATTGACCGGCTTACGGCAAAACTTGTCGAAAACATACCTGAAGAGTCTGGTAAAAAAGTGGCAGATGCCGTATAA